CGTGATGAGGTCCCAGACGTTGAGGTCGTCACCGCCCCCGCCCCCTGAGCTCGCGCCTTCGCCGTTCGCCTCGCGGCGTACGCGGGTGAGGCCGTCCTTGTCCAGCACCGGAGGGATGCGCTGCCCCGGCCAGTCCTGAGGGTGGACGAGCACCTGCATCTCCTGACCAGCAGGGTGCTTGTCGAGGATGGCTCGGACGACAAGGTTGACCGGCTGGCGCAGGTCCAGTTTGGTCATCACCTTGGGATCGACAGGTGAGTCCAGGAACAGCCCGCGCAGGTCGCGCCCGTCGATCTTCACCATCGAGCCGTTCTCGGTGTGGGTGACGAACCAGTTGTCGACGATGCCTGCGAGCACCATCTGACTGTCAGGCATGTCGGCGAGGATGGATGGCCGTCGGCCGCTGCTCTCCTGCGAGACCATCCCTCGTGCGAAGTTGGCCGCGCGCACCGAGCCCATGAAGATCTCGATGCCGGCCGAGCGGACCAGCCGAGGATCGATGGGGAGCTCGCGCCAGTCAAACTCGAGCGAGAACTTGCCGGCCGTGCGGTAACCAGGAAGCTCTACGCTGGCCGACTTGGGCACGCGGTTCTGCACGAACGACAGGTTGCTCTTACCCATCTGGGTGATCAGCGGTCGCGTGTTGGGGAGGTGCTCACCCGGCTTGTCGACGAACGCCTGGCCGAGTGACACGCGAGGCGCGCGCCGGTTGGTCGCGGGGCTTGGTGCTGACGCAGGGGTGGAGACCGCCGTGGGATCTCCACCCTGCGGACCTGGCTCCGGGATGTCATCCTGCACGCGGAACGTCTCATCGAACCTGAGCCGCAGGTTAACGACCGTGCTGGGGTAGAGGACGTCACCTGACATCAGCAGAGATCCCTGTCCGGGTTCGCGGGCACGAAGACCACCTGCCCTGCGACGAGCCCACTCGACAGCAGGTTGTTGAACACCATCAACGAACGCCACTCGTCAGGTGTCCCGTAGAACTGGGTCGAGACGGTGCGCAGGTCCATGCCGTCGCGTGCCTGGAACACGCGGATCACGTCTGCGGTGATCCGACGGATGAGCTCGTACTGGCGGCTGGCCGCGAGGTTGCGCATGTCGGTTGCGGCGTCGGCGCTCTCACGGACGTTGGCCCTGACGGAGAGTAGCTTCCCGAACGACAGGATCGCTCCGAGATCGAGGGTCGCGCCATCGACTGCGTTCTCAGCGGTGTCGATATACTGGTCTGCTTCCAGCTTGATTCCGTCGAGGATCCCGGCCACCCGCTTGAGCCCCACGATGGGTGTTGCGACGTCGTCGCCCACCGAGGTCACAGCGTCTGCGAGCCCGTCGACGAAGTCCTGGAGGTTCGCTGCTACAGCGCCGAGCTGCGCCCCGATGTCCGAGAAACGATCACCTGCCGACGGAACAACCGAGGTCGTGTCGCCGACCGTGTTGAGTCGGTCCTGCATCTCGTTGGGCAGGTCACCGATCAGCCGGCCAGTGCCCGCGTCAACCACCGGGATCTCGTTGAACGACTCGGCCTGCGACGACCAGACGAACCCCATCTCCCAGTCGACGTCGTGGCCGGTCTGCCAGCGCGCGGTGAACCGATCCATGATCCCGCGTCGGGCCTGGTCGAGCCACGTGACCTCGACCTCCTGGCCCTTGCGTCGGATGTCATCGACGAGCTTGACTAGCTGACGCACGTCATCAATGAACTGGATGATCTCCTGTGCGTCATCGGAGACCCAGAACGCGGACGCGTTGTTGCTGTCGAGGCGGAGATGCTCGCTGATGAACTTGTCCTTCCACGCACCGCTGATCGTAGTGGGCTCCTCCTTCGCGCCATACACCTGGAGCGTTCCGATGGGTGAACCGGGGTACCAGTCGACGGTATTGCGCTGCGTGCCCGAGAGCTCGAACGGACGGTATGGCAGGGCGCGCTTGCGGAGCACCAGCCGACGCTTGTCGCCAGTCAGCTCGCGGATAACGAACGAGGTGACGAGGGCTGAGCCAACCTCGGCCACTAGCGCACCGTGAACAGCGGGGCGAACCCGGACTGGAGTTTACGCTCACCCATCGAACCCAGCTCGTTGGCGAACCCGACAGCGATGCGGTCAGGATCGTAGCCCTCGGCAAACGCCTGCTTGATGTCGAACCGCGAGCCACGGAAATCCTGATAGACCTGCGCGTCCTCCTTGCCCTTGGGCACCGAAGCCTTGGGGGGTGCGACATACTTTGAGGTCGTCGCGCCATCCGTGCCCTTCATGATCATCTTGGCGTGGGCGATCATGCGGCGAGTAGCGTCGGCACGCTCACTCATGGGGAGCCTGCCGATCTCCTTGGTGCGCTTCCCGAGGTACTCTTGCGCCTTGAACACACCACCGCCGGTGCCCTTGAAGATGTCAGGGATCAGCCCAACGATCTTCTCGACCATCTTTAGGATGAACCCGATCACCTGGCCGATCTTCTCGACGACCTCCAAGAAGGCGTAGCCAACACCTCCGAAGAACTTCCCGAGGGCGCTGTCGCCGCTGAACATGCTGGCGATCTTCCCACCGATCCGTCCGATCGTCGCGAAGATGCCCCCAAACGTCTTCTTGAGCCTAGTCGTGATGCCGTTGAAGTTCTCCCCGAGTGCCTTCACCGCGACGACGATCAACCCGAAGATGGCTCCGAGAGGGGCCATCTTCAGCAGCGTTTTACCAATGGGAGCGAGGGAGGACGCGCCTTTGAAGAACGATGCTAGGACCGCTGTCACGGCGGGAGCAGCCGCACCTGCGCCACCTGCCTTGACCAGCTTCGCAGCGCGCTTCTTGTAAATACCTATGCCACCGGCCACGACCCCACCGATGCCGACGCCTCCGGTCAGCTTCTGGGTCGCGGTGTTGACCAGCATGATCTTCGCGTAGGTCTTGGCCATCGCGATGATCTTGTCCATGTGCTTGACGAGGAAGTTCCCGAACTTCTCAGCACCGGCCATCCAGCCGTCGATCGCACCGGAGAACTTGTTCGACAGCTTCTCGAGCGCGGGGGCGAGCTTGACCACGATCCCTGCGGTCAGTCGGTTCCACGCAAGGCCGACGCGAGCTGATGCGTCCTGCCACTTGGCGATACCTGCGAGGCCGTCGTCGTTGAAGGCAGCGTTCTTCTTCGTCAGATCGTCGAACGATGCCTTGAGCGCCTCAGGTCCTTCGGCCATCGCGCCAGCCAGCTTGGCAGCCTCGACCTGCGAGATGCTGAGCACGCGAGCGATGCCGGTCGCGCCGAGCTTCCCCGACTTGACCGCCTTGGACATCGCCAGCAGGGACTTCTCGGCACCGCCCTTGAGCTCGACGCCGTATGCCTTCGCCGTCTTGGCGAGGCCCTTCTGCCCTTCGTTCAGCTTCGTTCCAGCCTTGCCGAGCTTGGTGAAGATGTTGGCCACCATGCCAGCATCAACACCTGCACCCTGGAGCGCGTTCGACATGCCTGCGGCACGGTCACCAGCGACACCTGTGATGCTCGCGATCTTGTCGATGTGCTCGATGTACCCCTTGGCACCAGCGATCAGCGGACCGATGGCGAAGAAGCTCGCCATCATGGCCGTGCCCTTGACCATGCCGGTGAACCGCGAGCTCGCACGGTCGACAGCGCCGCCTAGCTTCCCGACGTTCTTCTCGAGCGTGGAGAGCTTCGGCGACGCCTTGTCATCGATGTCGAAGTCGATAACTACTTCGGGGTCATCGGCCATGGTCGACTCCCGTCTTGGTCCCGGCTGCTTCCTTCTCCAGCCAGAACATCAGCCCGTTGTTGAACGACGTGATCAGCGCCGAGGTGGAGCACATGAGGTGCTCCATCGGTTGGTGCCCATAGCGGGCGGCGTAGCTGATCAGCTTCCAGAGGTCCATGATGTGCTCGTCGATGTCCGGGTAGAGTTCCATCACAGACCGGATGAAGACGCCGATCTGATGCGGTCGCGGTTGTCGGGGGAGCGCTAGCCCGCTTTGATCTTCCGACTCCCCAGGAACTTTTTTGCGACACCGTCGCCCGCCGTCGCCATGTCTGCGTAAGCCGTGAGGATGAGCTCGCGGATTGCGGGGTCGGTGCGCTCGAGGACCGTCTCGTCCTCGGCCTCGGCCTTGTTCAGCTTGCGCCCATCGACCTCGACGAGAGAGAACCGCGCCCAGGCGTACGCAAGACGCGCCTGGTTGCCGGCGGCGCGCTCAGCAGCAGCCACCTCCTCGCTCATCTCGAGCTTCACCATGCCGATGGACTTCTTGATGTACTCGTCCTGCCCGGCGAGGCCGAGCTCCTTGACCGACCCGTCCTCGTTGTAGGTCGTCTCGGGAAGCTCGTACTCGTAGATCGCTCGCTCACGCTTGCGCCCAATGTTCAACGCCGCATCCATGCTGCACCCTTCCTATCTGCTAGAGCTGGCTGTAGTCGTCGCCTGCGAAGTCGAGGCTGATCGCGCCGTAGTCAGCTCGCGATCCGAACGACAGCGGGATCTCCCCGAACTGCATGTCGCGCAGGAGCACGCGCACGCGATCCCCACCAGGGAACGCCAGCGTGACCTTCGCGTTGACGCGCGCGCCGGGGGTCCGGTTGCGGGCCTTGTCGACCAGTCGCCGCATGAACGCGAGGATCTCGCCGTTCTCGAAGTGAACCTCCATGCGGCCCCGATACCCGCGGTACACGGTGTCGTGGCGGTCGGTGGTCTCACCGAGGTAGCCCTCGGTGAGCATCTCGAGCTGGGCGGCCATCTCGAATGACCGCACGTCGTTGATGCTGGTGAGGGGCGAGTTGTCCTCGACGAGGAGCAGCTCGACCTCCTGCCCTTTGATCCTCTGTGCCATGGTGTGACTCCTGAAAAGAGATAGGGCGCGGGGTGACCCATCGCTGGATCGTCCCCGCGCCCTATCCCCGCTGAGACCGGGTGAAGCGCCCCCACCGGCCTGTCCGGTAGGGTGACTCTGAGAGCCTATGCCTCGGCCCGCGTACTGTCAATTCCGAAGCCGGAACCGATCAGCAAGGGCTGGCAATCACAACGCTTGCCAGCCATGACGCCACACCGGGTGTGGTGCAAGGCGAACGAGCATTCCTGCTCGAGCGCGTGTCGCCACACGTCATCTGGGATGAGGTCGACGGAGGCAACCTTGGGGGCGCGCTTCCTCCGTCGACGAACGGTCACGAGCTGCTGACCTCCGCAGAGGTGACGACGCCCTCACCGATCTCAGTCTGGAGGACGATGAAGTCCGCCGTCGCGAGCGTCCGCACCTTGATGATGATGACGTAGATGCCCTGGGCCTCGGACTGGGGTGTGTTCCCCGACTTGCCATCGATGACGTAGCTGTCGATCCGCTGGGCCGCGACGTTGTCCGGGGACAGCAGCCCCTGAAGGAAGTCGTCGACCTGGCCGAGCGTCCCATCCTTGAACGACTCAGACATCGGCAGCTTGGCGAAGGGCTTGAGCGCGTTCGCGATCGAGTCCTGGATGAAGTCCGCCATCTTGCGGCGGTTGATGTTCTTCTTGCCACCGGTGAGCGAGGTCGTCACGCCCGACTGGAAGATGGGCCCGACCGTCTTGTCGATGCGGACGCCGGCCACACCGCGCAGGCGCAGGAACTTCCACGCGTTGATGTCGAGGTTCGGGACGTTCGTGGCGTACCCGAGGATTGGTGCCAGCACCTTGCGGGTCACCCCGGACGCCTCGCCAGGGTTCCGCTCGGGCGCGAGCGAGCCCATGATGGACGCCATCCAGCCGTCGCCACCCGTGTCGAGGATGCCGTCGCTGGTCGTCGACCCATCCGCGAGTAGGGTGGGGATGCCAACCGCCTCCGGGATGAACGTCTTGGATGGCGGCCAGTCGTAGAACACCCGCTCGTCACGGTTCGCACCGACACCCGGATCAGCATCCGCGCCGACCGAGGTGAGGGCGGTTGCCTTGACGAGGTCGAGCTCGGGGGAGATCGAGCAGGTTCGTCCGACGCCGTTCTCACTCGCCACGAGCACGTGGCTGCGGAGCTTCGTTCGGATCGTGCTCGACTTGCGGGCGGCCCAGACGTGGGCCACCTCGCTGGCCGGCACGTTGTCGAACAGGAGTGAGTCGATGGACTCGGCGTAGAGCACGTCGATCGCTGCGGCGTTGGCCGCGTTCGCGCGCTGGACACCTGCGGTGTAGGCCACCGCAGTGGTCGGGCCGACCTTGCCGTCGAGACCCGAGAGCGGGTCCCACGTCGTGGCCGTGGGTGCGGCGGGGGCGACGAGCGGGTCGATCCGCGTGTCGACGGCCCACGTCCCATTCGCACCCGAGGAACCGGTGCCAGCGCCGTCGGTCAGCGGACGGACGGGCACGGTGAAGCTGCCCTGCGCTGTGAAGATCGAGCCCGCACCGGGGCCATAGCTGTCGGCGGCGTGGCCGGCGTGGAGCCGGTACGGCAGCGCCACGGCGGTCGTCCAGTCGAACGAGGTCCCGCTGATCTTCTCGGCCACGAGGTTGGTGGCGTCGGTGATCGAACGAACGCGATACGTGAGCGCGTTCGCGCCAAGACCGGCGGCCCCACCGATGACACCGATGACCAGGATGTCTCCGATCTCGACACCGACCTTGCCGTCAGGTCGCGAGAGCGTCAGGAACGACCCGGTGGCCGACGTGAAGATCTGCGTCAGCGCCGCGCCGATCGCCGTGACCGAGCCGTCGACCGCGGTCTTGTACGCATCGGCGTTCGAGAACGAGGTTCGCGCCGCGATCTTGAGCCGGTCGACAGCAGCCGTCTCGCTCTTGAACTCGCGACCCGCTGCCACGTCAGCCGCGGCGATGGGGACGATCGGCGTCGGGTCGGTGGCCGACTTGTTCGTCGGGAGCTCGCGCCACAGCCGAACACCGGACGCTGAGGCCAGGTTGACCGCCACGCCGACGAGACGACCGAACGTCTTGTTGCGGAGCTCGGCGTAACCGCTGCCGCAGTCGCCGCCGAACTGGCCCAGTGTCGGGTCGAACCCGCCGAACTTGTTCAGCAGGTCCTGGGCACTGATGATGTCCTGCGCCTGCGGGTTGCTCGTGAACACGCCTGCCGAGTCGACGACCACCGCGTAGGTCATGTCGGAGAACTCGCCGACGAGCGCCACGACGTTCGTGCTCAGACCCTGGACCGCCGCGGGTGGCGGCAGGTCGATGATGTTGATGCCCTCGATGGCCGTGATGACCTCATCGGGCGGGAACTCGGAAAATCGTCGGATGAAGCCGGCCATGGTGGGCCCTCCTTAGGGTTGGGTGATCCTACTGCAAGCGTGCGCGGGTGTCATAGTTCCTCGGTCCTCTCGACGACTACCACCTCGTGCTTCGGCTGGAACTTCGGCAGCGACCGAACACGGAACAGCGAAACCTGGCCTCCCAACATGATGGAACCTGGGCGCCATCGGCGCCGGGCGTCACCCTCTGAGTCGAGCATCTGGGTGCTCATCGGCTCAAACACGACCCGCTGGTTGTAGTAGTGGGGCAGATCGAGCTTGAACCCATACATCCAGTCGACCGGGTTGAGGGCGTCCTCGAGCATCATCGACACCCCAACGCGTTCGCCAGGGCTCGAGCAGTAGAGCTCGACGACGAGGGTCACAGTGACCTCGGCGTACTTGATCAGGTAGCTCTTGGTGTCGTCAGGCTCAGCCCCATTGACGACGACGAGCTTGGGGTCGAGGACCGGTGTCAGCGAGTGGTAGTCGTAGGCGGCTTCGCCTGCTGCCATGATGGCTGCCGAAGGGAACTGCGCGAACTGATCGGTGTCCGCCCACACGTCATGGACCTGCTGGAACCGGACCCGCACACCTGCCACGTCGAGGTGGACCTGCTCGAGGTACTCCTTGAGGCCGCGCTTGAGCGCGGTGACTGCGTCGGTCTCCCGGTTGGCCGTCAGCTTGGGTGGTGGCTCGGTGGCACTGGTGATCAGCACCGTCCCGCCAAGCGCGGGCGGAACCAGCAACGGTGTGCCGGCGAGCTCCTCAGGGGGCGGGGGCCCTGGTGGGCACTGGTCGATGCTCACTTGGTCCCGCCCTGTCCGGCCTTCCAGCGGTCGAGGGCGGCGGTCACCTCACGACGAACTTCCATCATCACGGCCTGAATGAGCTGATGGTTGGTGAGCGGCCCGGTAAGCACCTTGCGCGCGAGCAGCCCCCGCTTCGCGATGGCGTTGGCGATCGCGAAGCTCGCGCTCTTGGCCTCCTTGCGAGAGAGCCCAAGCTTGCGCCGGGCCCAGAGCTCGATCTGCTTGGGGGGTGGACGTCGCGCGCCCTTCTTCCGCCCGTACTCGATGACACCTGCGTAGGACCGTGTGTTGAAGACGCGCCCCCCAGACTTGGTCAGCTCGAACTGCCACGCCTGTCGATAGGCCCCGGTGTCGACCGCACCGATGGAGCCACGCGGTGACGCCGGCATAGCGTTGACAGTAGCGGCCTGGGCGATCCCCACACCTCTCATCACGCCTGAGTGGACGCCTCGCGTCGCCGCGCCTTCCCACCCCACCAGGGCTCCGCGGAGCTTGCGGATGTAGGTCTGGAACTGCTTCATCGTGAAGGAGACCGATGGCATCAGCCCTCCGGGCTCCGGTCTCGCTCGCGGTTCTCGATGACCGAGACGAGGGTGATGCTCCACTGGAACTGGAGAGGCTGGTACTGCGGGACAGAGTCCCGGACGAAGCGGCGGCGTTCCGACGGCCGCCCATCCCTACGGAAATACTCAACCTCGTAGTAGACGGTCTCGTTGGGCGCGACCTGGTTGCCGCCTGGGCCGATGCCGATTAGCTGCTCCTCGGTGTAGCGACCGCTCACGTACTGGAGCTGGACGACGCCCTGCTCGTTGATACCGACCGGCGTCACGCTCTCTGCGAGAGCCCCTAGGTTGGCCACCAACGGCGTCGGCAGGAGCTCCATCTCGTGGACCACCTCCTCGACTCCGACGCCCCTACGGCCGCCAGAGAACCGCGTACGCACGATGTGGACGCGGTATGGCCGCGCCCCGAGCTTGGTGTAGATGTCCCGGATCCGGTCAACCGCTGGGATCAGCTTCTGGGCGAGGGAACAGGCCAGCGTGCTCACGTCAGGGACGGTGAACCCGTCCTTCGTCGTGCAGGTACACGGGTCACCGCAACCACACCCCACGAGCTAGCTCCGCACCGGAATCGAGCCCGCCGACCCTGGCCCCCCACCAAACAGACGGCGGAAGCGCACGGCCCCAGGGTACAGCGGTGCACCCAAGGTGTCAGCGAGGCGGGCTGCCCAGCGGCTGTACTCGTCCTCGAGCTTGTCGATGTTGTCCGCCCGGATCGAGATGTCCGAGAGGCTGTCAGCGATCAAGTAGTTCTGACCATCAAGCATCCGGCACTCGATCTGGTCCAACACCGTGATGAGCTTGCGGATGCGATCCTCGGCGGCTGTCAGCACGCGGTCCATTGCTGACTCGACGAGGAACAGGGTCTGGATCGGCGCAGGGATTCCGAACGTCAGCGCCGCCGCAGGGGCTACCTGTAGGTAGCCCATGTGGTAGCGGATCCGCTCCTTCTCTGCGTCGTCGAACGCCACTGGCTAGTCCTGCACCATCTCGAGCTTGAGCCCCTGGACGAGCAGCTTGGCGACACCAGCCTCGCCGCCGTAGCCAGCCGCGTCGATGATGGTGTCGGCCTTCACATCGATGATCTGGCCGTCGTGGGAGAACCGGCAATTGGCCATCACCCGGTATCGCGGCACACGCTTGGTGGGCTTCGCCGGTACTGGGCGCGCGGGCGGCGTGACCTCGATGTCGACGTCTGAGACGTCAACGTCCTTGAACGTCGGTGCAGGAGCCTTGGGCTTCTGACCGTCCGAGCCGATCTTCGCAGACTCCAGGGGATCGTACTTCGCGCGAGCCATGGGCTCCTCCTTGAAATGCAGAATGGGGCGAGGGGGACTGCCCCTCGCCCCATTGTAGCAAGCTGCGGGGCAGTCCGGTGTGAGCTCTACTGGCCCGTGAGGATCTGCTGAACCCGCTTGTAGCGGGCCCCGTCACCGGTGGTGGCGTCGGTGCGAACCGGCCAGTCACCGATGAACTTCCAGCTCGTGGACACCATGTCCTGGAGCCGGTTCAGCGGCGCGCGGATGATGAGCTGGATGCGCTCCGTCATCACCTCGATGCCGTTGTTGTTGATCGTCGGTTGTCCGACCTTGCCCGTCACGCCAGCCTCGGTGATCAACGCACCGAGGTCCTGGTAGTACTCGAAGATGGCGGACTGCGCCAGCAGGAGCGTGCGGTGGATCGGGACGCCCGTGAGCGGATCGCCGTTCGACCAGAGCTCGGGGGCGAACGGATCGTCGAGCGAGAACGTCCCAGTCGTGCCGCCGATGACCGTGTCGATCTGCGGGTTCTCGGAGTTGCGGAACACCACGGTGTTCAAGAGCTCGCCGATCGCGAACTGCTTGTACATGTAGTAGTCAGGCAGTGAGGTCAGCAGGCGCTGGAACTCGGCGTCCGAGAAGATCTGGTTCTGCGCCGTCGGGTCCATGTGCGCGTGGAAGCGACCGTCCGGCATCTCCGGCACGTTCTGCTGCCAGAACCGCGAGACCGCTGTGCGGAGCGCCGCGAGCGTCATGATGTCCCCGGAGCCGATGTCGTCGGTCCGGTTGCCACCACCGACGTACACCGAGCTGGTGCGGTCGACAGCGAGCACGGGCTCACGGTCGGTCGTGGCGACGGCGGCGCTGAAGGTCAGCGTGCCTGGCCCGAGCTCGTCGCCTGGGTCGTCTGGGGTGTACCCGACGACGGTGTTGGCAGTGAGGCCGGCGCCGAGGAGGACGGGTAGCGGGTTGTTCACCGAGACGGTGGTGAACCGAACCGGCGAACCGGCCGTGAGGTCGGGGCGGCGCGCGCGGGTGAACCCGTTGAGGCGCTTGACGCGCTGGGTCGTGCCTGCGCCGACGGTCCCATCCCACACGGTGTGCCCGGAGCCAGCCGCGTTGCCGATCTTGTCACGAACCAGTCGGTTCATGGTCTGACCAGCCGAGAGGCCGAGCTGCTGAGCGTTCCGCAGGAACAGGTTGGCGATCGCAGTGATGCTCGTCGGCATGTGCGTGTCGATCGAGTCGGCGTACTGCTGGAGCGTGGCCTCCCACTGCTCCGACTGGTACGTCGACGGCGGCGGATCAGACCCCGGCACCAAGGCGCGGGCCTTCGGCGTGATGAGGCCGGTGCCGGTGAACACCATCGTGTCACCGACGTTGTTCGGCCAGAGCTGCGGCGAGGCCTCGCTGCGGAACAGGAGACGCGGGTAGAGCGCGTCGTGGAACGCCCTCTCCAGCAGGTTCTCCTGCACCAGTGCCCGGATCTCCGGGGCCTGGCTGATGGTACTGAAGTCTGCCATGTCGATCTCCTGCGGCGAGGCCTATGGCCTCGCGTTCATGCGTGCGGGTTGAGACCAAGGGCGCGCAGGCGATCGGAGATCTCCTGCGGCTTGGCCTTGCGGGCGTCGAACTGGTCGCGTTGAGCTTGGTCCACGGCGGCACCACCCGGAGCAGGCACGACAGGTGCGGACCCGTCAGCTTTCGTTCCGTTGGTGCCGGTCGTGGCGGGTGCCACCGTCTCGCCGAAGAGGTACGGCTTCTCCTTGCGGAGCTCCGCGTAGAAGTCAGCGCGGTTGAACGCGCCGATCTCTTCTTCCGACTTCCCCTCGAGCTGACGAGTCAGCAAGCGGAGCGCATAGTCGGTGTCCTGGACGCCGGCCCGATAGAGCTCCTCGCGGAGCGCCATCTCGGCTTCCTTGGCATCGAGCTGCGACTGCAACTCCCGTCGGCGACGCTCCTCGACACGCCACTGCTTGCGCATCTTGGAGCGTTCATCGTTGAGACGGAGCGCCTCCATCTCGGCCTTCGGGTCAGGGGTCTTGGACTTGGTCGCCATCGTAGGTTCTCCTTTGGGTTGAGGTGAGGGCTTCACAGGGGCGGGCGGCGGTGACTTCTTCAGCTCGGCGAGAGCCTTCAGCGCATCGGAGTGGGAGGTGAACCCAGCGGCTTGCGCCGCTTGATCGAGATCTGAGATCGCATCTCTGCGACCCTTCGCTCTGGCCTCTTCCTTGATTCGCTTGAAGTCGCTGTGCTTGACCTGTTGGACCTTCTCCTCTTGAGACTCCGGTGGCTCCTCTGAGAGTGCTTGCGCAGTCTCGTCGGTCGGCTGGTTGTCTCGGCCTTCGGGGTGATCCCCTACGTTGTCGGGTGGGTCTTCTGCGTTCTCTTCGGTCTGCATGGCGCTTCTCGTCGCTCCTCAGTCCCTGGATTCACCGACTGTTAACCGCCGTCGTGGCGTTGGGTGGGCCAGAGCTAGATCGACACCATAGGTGGCTGGGTTGGAGGTTGGTTGTACCAGGGGCCGATCGCCCCCGGCAAGACTTACGGCGCGCCGTCGTAGGCGGGCTGCGCGACCGTCATGTCGACGGCCGAGCTCGGGACGTAGGTGATCACGAAGTCGGTGACACCGGCCTCGAAGGTCAGCGTCTTCCCGTCGTCGCTGATGGTCGCGAGCGTCGCGCCCGGTGTCCCACCAACGTCGGTCACGTCTCGGTGGCCAGCAGCGGCAGCACCGCCGGTGACGCGAAGCGTGCTCACAGAGAGCGCGCCACGACGGTTGGCGTTGGACGCACCGACGGTCTCACCAGTGGCGTCGATCGCCGTGAGGTCGAAGGCCGACGCCGACGCGAGGCCGGCGAACGTGCGCTTGAGGCCGGTGAGCATGGTGCCCAGCTTCATCGCCGCAGCGATGTCACCGAGCTGGTTCGGGTTGCCCTTGTCGAGGGCGGACTTGAGGGTCGTCGCGACGGTCGTGGTCATGGCTGGTGCTCCTTGGTGGGCGAGGTCATATCACGACTTCTCCCCGATGAAGACACGAACGCTGGTCTCCTGCGCGGCTACCCGGGTCATGTCGATGGCGGTGTACGGGACGGTCTTGCTGATGAGGATCGCCAGGCCGTCGACTGGGACGACCTGGAGCGCCCCATCGGCGCTTGTCAGACGAAGTGTGATCTTCCGGTTGGAGAAGATCACGATGACGTTGGCGTTGGTGACGCCGCCGAAGGCGACGGGCACCGGTGTGTCGACGCCCAGCACGTAGGTGTCCTGCCCGTTCTTGAGGGCTAGGACGACGGACTCGCAGATCGGTGCGAGCTCCGACGCCGCACCGGAGCCCAACAAGCTCCCTGTCTGCGGCGTGGTACCCCACGACCCTACGATCTTGAAGAGGTCGCTCACGTCAGTCGATCAGGTCGGTCCGACCTTGAACGGCGACGGATCGGCAGCGGCGCTGCCTGCGTTGGGCACGTTCACCGGCGCACCATCGCGCGGGACGTTGTCCACGTACTTGCCGTGCTCGGCATCGTACTTCTCGACGGAGTCCTTGTACGGGCCGGCCTGACCGACACCCTCGGCATTCTTCTCGCTCATGATCATGCTCCTTACTTGACGGGCGTGGGCTGGGCCGGCATCGGAACTTCCGGCTGACCCGTGACGTTGCTGCGGTAGGAGCCGCCCTGGCCGGGCGTGCCGGTCGGGAAGCCACCTTCGTGGTCGTAGGGGAGGTCGTCTGGAAAGCCTGCCTGGCTGGTCCCGATCTCGAGCGCGCGGTTGCGCGGGCTGCGAAGACCGCCAGGAGACGGCGATGGAAGTGGCTTGGCCATGATCAGGCTCCTTCGATGGGGGTGATCGTGAACGGCATCGGCTCGCTCGCAACGGGCGGCGGACCATCCACAGGGAGCGATCCGTTTCCGGGCCACTCCGGGTTCTGCGTCTGCGTCTGCTCTTCGTAGAAGTTGCCTTCACGGATCGAGTTGCCTGGCAGTGGCAGAACCTGTGGACGCTCCATGGCTTCGAGACTATGGGCAGAGGGGCCAGGTGTCAACGTCTTGGCTCATCCCCTGATCAGGGATAGAAGTTCGCCGCGGGCAGAATCCGAGGATCGAAACGCGCCGAGCATGCAGGAGGTCTTGGTCACAGCGCCCTTCTTGGCGACGCCGCGCGTGCTCATGCACTGGTGCTCAGCCTCGATAACGACACCTACACCGCGAGGGGCGAGGGCCGTCTGGATGGCCTGGGCGATGTCGACGGTCATCTTCTCTTGGATCTGCAACCGCTTGGCGAAGCAGTCGACGACGCGGGCAAGCTTGGACAAACCGACGACGCGGTCACTGGGCAGATACCCGATGTGCGCCACCCCAATGATGGGCACGAGGTGGTGCTCGCAGTAGGACTCGAAGGTTAGCCCTTTGACGAGAACCACCTCGTCGTAGCCGGCCACATCCTCGAACGTCTTCGAGAGGATCTTGGCCGGGTCCTCGTGGTAGCCCCGGAAGAACTCTTCGTAGGCGCGCGCAACACGCGCAGGCGTGTCGACTAGGCCCTCGCGGGCCGGGTCGTCGCCAGCCCACCGAAGGAGGCAACGAACCGCCTCCTCAGCTTCCGCCCTGGTGGGGCGGAGCGGGACAGCGGCGATCTCAACCTGCGCCGTCACGAACTAGGCGACCGGCTCGTCTTCGGGAGGAGCTGAGTCCTCAGGGGGCGCGTCTTCGTCTTCATCTGCGGGCCCCTCCTCGACCTCCTCTTCCTCTTCCTCTTCGGGCTCGTTGAAGTCCTCGTCGACTTCGATCTCTTCCTTGGCGTACTCGCCCGCCTTCAGGATGAAGGCACAGAGCAAGTTCACGTCGGCCTCGTCCTCGTCGATCTGCGTCACGAGGGCGTGAGCCACCGCTTCGCAATCGTCGGGAGAGAGCTCGCCGATGTACTTCGCGAAGCCCATCGAGAGCTCGTCAGGCATCCGGTCGACGGCCTTGCCGACGGCCTTGACGGCGTCGTCCGGGATGTTCTCGAGCAGGAGCTCGGCACCGACGTCATGAGCGAGATCATGAAGCTCCTTGGCCTCCTCGCTCAGCGTCACTCCGAACTCGCCCCATTCGCTGATGAGCTCGTTGCCGCGACCGACGGGATCGCCGTCGCTGGGCTCGGCCTCGATGTCCTCACCCTCTTCGTCGCCCAGATCTTCCTCGTTCACGGGGGCCATGCCGAGGGCTGCGGCGTTTGGCGAAACCGACTGCTGGTCGACGAGGGTCTTGAGCTTGGCGTTGTCCATCACGATCCTCCGGTGTGGTCTAGCGGTAACACGCTCGCGCGAGCACGCGCAAGCTATCGAACGACCTTGGCGCCGCCGATGAGCTCCCAGCCCCAGCCCCATCCGGGACGCCAGGGTTGGAGCACGGCCCGATCGTTCGGGCGGTTGGGCGGGTTCGCCCAGGTCTTCCCGAGCAGGCTCTGTGAGATCTTCAGCCCAGCCGGGGCGACCGACGGCATCTGGAACTGCCCGCCCGGGCGACAGAGCTGGCCGTGCATCGCGATCGAGTCATCACCGACTCGGTCGTCGAAGGGGACAAGGGTCACGTCGGCAACGAGCTCGACCCAGCGCATCATCATGTCAGGGAAGGTCTTGCTCGCATCCTCGACGGCGTCTGCCTGGGTGGCGTTGTAGGCCCATGCGCCTTCGGTACGGACGATGCGCTCGGCGCGCCACCACTCCATGTCGTAGGCTCTGGTCACCCGCTCGATTGCCTGGAAGCCGGTCTCGCCTTGGATCAGGGTCTGAGTCAGCGCGCCCTCGAGCTTGGTCACCATGCTCGCGCCGTACTTCGCCATCGACTTCTTGTTGAGCTTGAGCAGTGAGGTCTTCCGCTTGTCGATGACGCCGGTGAACCGTGCCGCCTGCTCGATCGGAAGCTGAACCACCGCGCCGCGCGTGGCCTTCTCCATCTTCTTGATGTCGCCGATGAGGGCCTTCGCCGAAGCCTCCTGCACCTTGACTGTCTCCACACCCATCGCGCTACCGAGACCTCGGCCGAGCTCGGCGAGTCCCTGGTGAACCTGCGCGAGCATCGAGCGGTGCTTCTGGATCGTGAACGCCGAAGCGCCAGAGCCGATGGCCTTGGAGAGCTTGAGCTCCAGGTCGCGCATCGACTCGATGTAGACCCGTCGCAACTTGGGAATGGCCTGCCGGTCTAGGAGGTTGTTCAGCCGCTTGACGTGGCCGATCGACGCCTCTTGGAACGGGGTGAGCTTGCGCATCAGCGCCTGGGCTTGGCTGGCGGCTTGATCGGGATGCGGTCGATGATGTTCTGTGGGGCGGTGGCGTTGCCCTGCCACGTACCATCGCGCAGGGCGTCCGCCGACGCGGTCATCTTCTTGACGGCGTCCTTGTAGACCTTGCTTCGACGAGAGACAGGCATCAGCGCCGCTTCTTACGGGGGCGTCCCATTGGAAAGTTGGTCAGCTCGCGAGCCTGCGACTTGGTCAGCGCCACGCCGTTGACACTGCCGTACGGCGCAGATGGTGAGGCTGGCTTGAGGCTCGACTCTATGGTGCGCTTTGCTTTGAGTTCTGCAAGATCGGCGCGCTGCTTCACCCACATCTGCTCGCGCTCCGCCGCATCAGCAGCAAGGCGGGCAGCGTTGTTCTTGTTCACGCGCGCGCCCCACTCGTTGGACTTCTTCAGCTTCTCAGTGAGGGCGTCAGGTGTCAGCGCAGGACCAGGAGCGAGCTTGCGCTCGCGCGAGATGATATCCGCTTCGCGCGAAGGAAGATTGCTGAGAGTTCGCCGATAGGGCTTCCCTGTAACTGGGTGCCGCTGTGCAGCGATGATCTCCGCTTCACGCTTCGTGGCGTCGTGCTTTGCCTTCTCGATCCGCTGGGCGTGCCTCTCGTCCTCGCGTGCACGCCTGACAGCCGCCGACGCCTGGTGCTCCTTCTCCGCCTGGGCCCACTTTGCCTTCGATGCCTCGGCGAGCGCCGCATCCCGCGACTTCATCAGGGAGCGATCTGCTACGGCCTCGCCATACTTCCCGCGATCCCAAACTTTCAACCCCATCTTGGAGTAGTCGCTGCTCCTGCCTGGGACCGGCTTGTTGGTCACGTTGGATGTGAGCATCGAGTGCCTGCCCGGCTTGAGCTTGATGCCACCTACTGGTTCGCGCTTGAAGAACTCGCGAAGCTGCTTGGGCTTGGCAGTTCCGTACCTTGGCACGTTGCCCATGGCTCGCGACTCGGCAGCAATAGCCGCTGCGTTGCGCGCTTGCGGGCCGTGCGCCGGCGATCCGAGAGCCCCACGCTGTTGTTCAATCTTCTGCCGCATCATGCGATCGTGCTTGGCCTTCTCAGCAGACGACATCGAGGCCGTGGAGCGGACGCTCTGCGATCCAATGGTAGTGGCACCAGCAGCGCGGGCTCGATCTTCCGCCAGCCGCTTACGCGCGTCGTCACGCTTCCACGTCTGCTCGCGCTTGTGGTCCCACGTGAGACCGCGACGCTCGAGGGTGGCCCCTGCTTTCTGCTTCCGCATCTCAGCAGAGGTCTGACGAACGGAGAGCTTGATGGGACGGGTGGCACCCGTAGTAGTGCGGCTGTACTTCGCGTCGAACTGCTTGGGTGTGAGCCCTTCGAACCCAGGTAGATCAGTACGCTTTGACGACGAGCCATAGGTCTTCTCGAACGCCCTGCGCTTCTCGAGCTGAGACTGCTGACGAGGCAGCGACTTGGGCCGTGACGACATGGACGATGGGGCGAGCCCCTTGCCCTTGCCCAACGTGCGCCGCAGAGCGGCGTCACCAACAGCCGGCCCAGCCTTGCGCACGGCGAACTTGGACAGCTTGATCGGTGGCGTCTTCGGGCCACGATTGAAGAACGACTTGAGACCTTTGAGTGACGGCATGGGGATTCCTTCGGACTAGGTTATCGCTTCTTTTCCATCCGCGCGGCCGGCGTCGCGACACCCTTGATCAACACCCGCTCACCGGCACTCGTCTTGGCGTAGTAGGACTGCCCCGCTTTCTGCTTCCGCATCTCGGCGATCGACTCAGCGGGGACGTGACCGGTGAAGGAGTTGACTGGAAGATTGCCGGTGAAGTCGCCGTGCTGGGTCCGCAGCTTCCGCTGCTCAGCAGCCTGGCCCTTGTAGCTCGATCGTGGGTGTGGCGTCTTGGCTTTGATCGCAGCCAACCGCTCCTTGCCAACCTGCTGTGCTGTCTTCCGCGCGGCCTTGGATGCGTCATAGACGGCTTTGTCCTTGGCCTTGTACGCCTCGAGCGTGACCTCCCCGCGAACCCTAATGTCGTGCTGCTTCTTCTGCAAAGGCGACATTGATGCGCGCGTCGACAGTAGTGACGGTGCGAGGCCCTTGCCGCGAGCAAGCGTCCGCGCCAGCGCCTCCCTCGCGACCGTCGGGCCTGCCTTACGGACAGCGAACTTCGGCAAGGAGATCTGCTTGACCTCTTGCTTGAAGAACGACTTGAGCTTCTTGAGCGAAGGAGGCATGGACTTCTACGCGGTGATCAGACCCGCAACCTGGACCTGTGGCTTGTCTGCTCCAGGCCCGCGATCGATCTCGACGAGCACGTAGGACGGGGCCTTCGCTGCCGCCTTCTCGAGCTCCTTCTGATGAACGCGACACGCGGTCACCTTGGAGAACATGACCATCGGTCCGAACGTGGTCGGCACGGCTGGGATGTACGGCCCAGCTTCGTTGGTCATCGCGATCATCGCGGCGAGCTTGGGCTGACGCTGGACGAACTCGTCGTGGAGCATCAGCATCTTGATCTGGATCACCGGGATGTTCTTGCACTTGGGCGCAGTGCAGGCCTGCCGGAAGCCGTGCTTGGCGTGAACTTCCTGCGCCGTGGCGACTCCGCCGAACAGCTTCTCCCTGTGGATCTTCTCGCCTCTCGGCTTCGGGTCGCGTGGGCTCATAGCTAGGACGCTAGCACCGCCTGTCCTCCCCTGTACACGACGATTGGCCAGTCCGTCGGTGCTGGGAAGGGGTGCGGCTCGGCGCGCTGTGAGGGGTGGACGTTTGGCGTCACTCCCACGGCTCGCGGGTGCGGTAGATCTCGAACTTGAACGGGTAGGTCCACGCTGCCAGCTTCACGAGGCAGTAGAACAGGAAGAACCGCCAGCGCCTGAACGGCCTCGGCGGCTCGACCTCCACAGCCAACGTGAGGGCGTACTCCTTGTGGCGCTCCGGGGCCGGGACCCCTAGCGGTGACTCGAGCGGTGCGGCATCTGCGACCAAGTGGTCCTGTGCCACCAGCGCCAGGTCCGGGTCGTAGGCGGCGCGCGCCATCGCGAGCTCTGCCTCCCACGGCGTCACGGTGACACCACGATGGCGTAGTAGGGTCGGTCCTCGTCCGGGAAGCGCCAGCGGCGCATCAGGTCGGCGAAGCTGATCACCTCCTCGTGTGGTGGCTCCTCGGCTGGATCGATCATCATCACAGTCTCTCCGTCGTCGGTTCCAGTGATCGCCACCCAGTGATCCCACTGGTCGACACAGAGCAACGCGGGGTGGCCCATCTGGAGATGACTGACGAGGCGGCTCCACGCACCTGCACGACCGCTGGTCCAGATGACCTCGGCCGTAAAGCCCAGTGACTCGATGGCGTCGAGGAGGCCGTGCTCATCGGTGCCGTCCACGAAGCTGGTGTCAGCCATCGCCCGGACCTCGCGCTCGGAGATGTCGAGGCCGAGGATAGCCAGCGCGTTGACCAAGGCCCCTGGCCCGCACGACCACGCGCGCTCTTGTGCGTGCCCTGCTTGGGTACGCACGAGCTCGGCGATCTGCGCAGACGAGGCCATAGGCTTTCAGCGCCCACCTTTGCGCTTGTCCAGCGCAGCCCGCTCGCGTCGATTGTAGATGCCTAGGTTTTTGGCTTTGTGCGCCGCTGCCTTGTTGCGGGCGAGCTCGGCGCGCCCAACAGGTTCAAACCGTGGCGGCGGTGGCATCCCAGGAGGCAGCTTGCCGCCGAGGGCGCTGAGCCCTCGGCGGAGAGACTTCGGCACGCTCATGTCCTTGCTCGCCGCGCGAGCAGCGGTAGGGGATGCACCCTTCGCAAGGTTCCCGTGCTCGATCATCTTGGCTTCGTGCCTGTTCAACGTGGCGCGGCTGCGCATATCAGCCGGTAATGCTGAGAGGCGGTCTCGCTCGGCCTTGTGAAACGCCGACTGCGCCGCATCAGCCGAGTTGCGGAGCGACGGCCCTTGGTTCGTCACGCGGCGCGCGTCGGTGTACTTCGGGATCGAAGGCAGCGGCGACGACGACACCTGCGGAAGCCTGGTCGCGGTCATCGCGCGACCAGGCAGCGGCCCACGGGTGCGCTCGCGTTCTTTCCTTGCGAAGCGTGCCCACCCGTCTTCCTTCTGAGCTGAGACCAGTGCCTTGATCCCCTTGGGATTGACCTTCTTCTTGAGGAGCTTTCCGAACATGACCTACTGTCCTTCCGTCGGGGCCGGCGGGCTTCCGACATCCTCGTCTTCGGGTGTGTCGTCCGTCGTGTCGTCAGGTTTGGTTGCGTTGGCGGCGGCGGCGTTGACCATCTTCGTGGCCACCTCACGCGGGACAGGGAAGCCGACGATGATGATCTCGATCGCCGCGATAGCGGGAAGCTCGCCCAACGCAACCGACTTGACGAGGTCGGCAAGGGCAGTGACCTGCGCGCCGTTGAGCGCCACGTCCTGCTTCTTGTCTGGCGTTTCGCCACCCATGTCAACGCCGGGGGCGTTGAGCTCGTCACGCTCCGGCCCTTCGAGCGCCATCCGCTCGATCTCTGCCTGCGCCTGACCAGTGGCCGACTTGATGGAGGCCACGGACTTGCTCACATCCTCGAGCTGGAAGAACGGTGCGATGAACTTGGTGGCGGCTGCGTCGTCGATCAGCTCTGCCATACGTGCACCAGAAGCAGCCTGCACCGCCATGTTCGCGTCGTTCAACGACGGCTCGAAGTACGGCGGCCACGCGAGGTCTGCCTGGAACGGGCCCTTGCCGAGCTTCTGCGTCTGACCGTCACTGGTCTTCGGTAGGCGGATCTCGAAGCGCGTGATCTTCCCATCCGCGAGGCGAGGCTTCGTGAGCTGGACCGCTGCAACGAGCACCATGTTGATCAGTCGCTTCACACCCATCTCACCGTACTGCTCGCGGAACGTGTCCGCGCGGGCGAGCATGGCTGCGAAGTTCCGCTCGACCTCGGTCGCGGTCTTCTGGCCGTCAGGCTGTTCGAGGACGCACTGGGCGACCTCGAGCGCCATATCCTTGTAGAGCTGAGCCTGCTCACGCGCTTGCATGATGCCGCCACCGCTCATCTCCATGTACTGGGCGGAGCCACCAGCAGGCAGCTTGAGCGCGTTCTGAGATCCCTTGCGGATCTCACCCATCTGCGCGTCCGTGGTGACGACAACGGTTGGATCACAGTTCGCGAGGACACCGCGCTCACTCTGTGAGAGCAGACGGTCGACGGCCTCGGCGAGTTCGTAGACGCCCATGCAGTCAGGGTCACCGTCGATCTCCGTGTCCCCAGGCTGGTTCTGGATCCAGACGACGGGGCAGAACCCGAGCCCGTGCTGCACCGTCGCGGCGATCTTCCAGGAAGGGTTAGGGTTCGTCGGGTCGACGCGGACGGGCTCGAAGATCGTGTCGGTCTTGGTGTCGATCACGCGCCGATACCAGAAGTCGACCTCGACCCACTCGCCGCTCTCACGATCCTGCACCTCGTGCTTGAACGTGTGCCTGTATTCGATCGAGCCGAGCAACAGGTTGGAACGATCGATGAACTTGGGGATGCACCAGCGCGAGTCGAAGACCTCGAACATCGGCCGACCGCTGACGAGCTTGAACCCGACCACGGCTGTCCCAGTAGCGCCGCCGTAGGTCCGCGCCTGCATCATCGCTGGCCACAGGCGACCGACCTCGACGACCGCATTCACGAAGTCCTCGGTCTGCTTGTCCCCCGCAACGGTGATCCGCGGGTGCCGCTTCTGGCCGAAGAGGAGCGACGTGAACCGATCGACGATCACCTTGCAGAGGTGGTACGGCGTCGTAGGTCGGCGGAACTGGATCGGAAGCGTCTCGCTGTTCGCGATGTAGAACCCAGGCGGAACGTAGCCGGCCAGGGCGATCGAGTCGCGCTCGGAGGAGCCGACCACCCGCGAACCATCCCACGCGACCCTGCGTGGGGCGTACTGCTCGCAGCGGTAGTGGGCCCACCGCTTGTCCAGCGTCTGCTGCCGCGGCGAGAGGCTGAGCTTGCCTACACGCCCTGGATTGGAGGAGTCGGTGTCGTCACCAATGCCGAGCTGAGCAGCGGCAGCAACCGCGGCGGCGGTGCCCCCATATCCAGTGAGTGCCATGTGGCCAGCCTACAACGGAGGGCAGGGTGTGGGCTACGACTTGCGAGGCTTGCGCTCGACGCGCCCAGCTTGGTCATCGGCCAGCGCCCGGTCCAGCGGCGACTTCACTGGAGGGGTCGGGGCGGTTGCAGGCCCTGGGGCCACAAGCTGGAGCACCACCTCCATGTCCGCGACGTACTTCGCAGCGTAGATGGTGGGCGGCTGCCCACCAACACCGACTGAAGCGATGACTTCCTTGTAATAGGCGACGTCCTTGACGATCTGGGACAGGCGCTCATCGTGGGCGTTGGGCATCGAGGATTTTCCCTTCAAGTTCGACGAACCACTCTGGTTGGTCGGTCAGGAGATGGACGCGGGCTCCATCGCTCGAGGCGTAGTACCACACCACGTCCACCTCCCCAAGGCTGGTTAGGATCTGGACACGCTCGAAGGTCACGAAGGCGACCGAGACCGCATAGAGCGCGCCCCCCAGCTTGCCTCCTCGCACGTTGATGGGGAGCTTGAGGTCCGCGATCTGCTGCGGCGTAAGCGGCATCAGTATTTGATCCCAACACGGCGTGGGTCCCACGCCTCTGGAATTGGGTAGCCGTCGTTCAGCTTGAAGCCTTTCCCTCCGTCTGTCAGTCCGAGCTCAGCCGACATGGCAAGGGCGACCTCCTTCCAGATCGCAGATCCAGGGTCATTGCGGCGAGTGCTGCTCGACTGGCGATGCGCCACGAGCGCGCGGCAGTCCGCCCCCCTACCAGTCAAGGTGTCGTCGATCCATCGGATGGTCTGCTTGGATGCCATGACTGTCTCAGATGTCAGCGCGAGCCCGCGCTCGCGAGTTGGGGTGCTGGGATCATCCCAGACTGTCGACGGGTCGCCGTCCACACCGGCGTAGAGCCCGTCGATCTCGATGCCAACAGTGCCGGCGTTCCAGCCATTGCCGTGAACGACCAAGCGATTGAAGTCGTGGAGCCAGATGACCTTGCCAGACCTGGTGACGCCGACGTGGGCGCCGACGGTGTCCCATCGCTCAGGCCTCTCGCCAAGAACACAAGCGGTCTGGTGCAGGCAGATGCCAGTGACCTGCGCCCACGGCCGATCACGGACCTTCCACTTGCCTCCAGGTCCGTGCGCCTGTGCGGCGGTCTTGCGGCGGTCGTGGAACTCGACACCAGGCATCGAGGGCGCTGGTGTTGGTAGTGCGAGCCTGCCCTTGAGGAGGTTGATCAGCGTGTCGAGCCACGTCATCCACAGAGCCTAGCTCTTTTCCTGCCGCAGCGGAACCAAGGCCATCGCGGGGTCGAAGGAGCCGGACATCAGTGCCATCACGAACTGCTGAGGGTTGACGTGCCACTCAGCGCATAGGCTCGCGACGAGGTGGACGAGCACGTTCAACACGAGCTCAGGCTCCTCGCCATGTATGGCTAAGCCGAGCTTCTCCATCATGCGGTCGACGTCGTTCATAGGTGCTCCTTCACATCAGATCTCGAATGAGGATGATCGCGGCCTCCAGGCCGTCGTCCTCGAACATCGCCTGTGTCATCGCGCTCGAAGCAGCGGCGCGGATGATCTTCGCGCGAAGCTGGATGGGGATGACAAGAATGTAATCAGCCGGGAGGCCCTCGGCGACTCGTCGGCGCGCACCACGTGTGCCCACACGCTTCGACTTGTGACCGCAGCCGAGCTTGGTGATCAGGGCCTGGTCCTCCATCAGCCGACGGGCCATCGTACAAGCCCACTGCGGTGCGATGGGGCTGGGCATCACAGTCTCGACGGCAGTGTACTCGACGCCATGCTTACCTGGGACCGGGCCGCCCCAGCTCTTCGACAGGAACGGTAGCTGTTTGACCACGCCAGCGTGCCGAAGTACATCGGTGTCTCTGCCCGGCCAGCGGTATCCATGATCGTACATCCACCGCCGACTCCTCCTATCGACGCACTGCGGCTTGTGCTCACCGTGATTCGCGAAGTCGCGCGCGCGCATCTCGACGCCACACCACGAACACTCGCGTGTGAATTCGTTCTTGCGGCTCACACACCACCGCAGTCACACCGAACGGTTCGGCGAGAGATGACCGTCGCACAGTGGGCCGCATGCGGATACATTGAAGTCATGCTGTCATCATCACCATCGTGTGCGAGGCGCGACGCTGCGATCTCGGTGAGAAGCTCCTCCATCTTCGAGGTTTGCGAATCGATCGCGACGCGCGTTCGCATCGAGGCGTCAGCGATGGTGAGCTGAAGCTGGGCGTTGCCAGGTGGGTTGCAGAACCAGCTCGCTGTCGTGACGCCGGGGATCTCGTATCGGTACTCTGATTTGCCCCCAGCCGACACGGCCAAGTAGACGTGGGTGCCGCCACTGGTGCCGTCGGATACGATCTCCACCCATGATCGAAAAAGCTCTGCCATAACCTATGCCTTGTTAGGGGCGGTGCAAGTTCCTACTACCTGCACCCAACCTGTCGATCATTGTCGATGAGGAGCGCGCTCAGCCCAACAGGGCACCACACGCGGATGGGGAGCCGGATGTCTGGGTCGTCAGGGCACTCGGTGCCATCGCGCACGCACCGATCGATCTCACCCTGGTCCAGACGACACCATGTCGATCCGTGTGGTGGTGTTCCAGCGGCGAACCAACCACACGGGCACTCGGCCGTCGATGGTTGGACGAACGTGGTAGCGAGACGGAGAAGACCGCACGAGATCCAGAGGATGAGTGTCATGTGCGCCACCCTACGTCACCGTCTCGGCATTCGCACGCGCTCGTACTTGTAGTGGCCTGGGTCTCCGGTCCTGGTGAAGACGCCCTGTGTGACGAGACGCGCGAGGTGTCTTGACACCGTGCGGTAGGTCAGCGTGCCGTAGTCACCGATCACCATCGACGCGATGTCGCCAAGCATGTAGGCGATGCCTGGCGACGTCATGGCCAAGATCGACTCCTCGATTGCCTCACGCTGTTCGCACGCGCTTGAAGCTGCATCCTGTGTCTTCGGAACCTTGTGGTCCGCGAGGTGGCAGCCCTTGATGTCCTGATACTTGGGGATCAGATACTTGCGCCAGTCGGCCGGCAGCATCTCCCACCGCGGGTCGAGTAGCAGGAGGGTCTGCATCAGCCGGTGCGCATCCTTGATCCCGATCCGCATCTCCATCCCACGCGCACCAACGATCAACACACGCCTGCGCTTGCGGTTCGGGTCGAACACGAACATGGCCGCCTTGTCGACACGGCGCACGGTCATGAATCCTCCGAGATAGCGAGGTCGAGAAGCTCGAGCGCTGCCTCGGCTTCCTTACGCGAAGCGATGGTCTCGTTGATGGATCGAGTGTGGGCGTCGTTGGCGTCGCACAACACGGCGTGGGTTCGCTTCTCCTCTGCGGCTGCCTGGTGGGCGAGTAGACGCGCGCGACCATACGCCTCAGCGAGCTCGGTGACAGTGCTCTGTTCGACGAACACGCGCCGACACGCAGGGCAAATCCAGTGATCGCCTTCAGGTACCAAGTCGCGTCCGCCGCCGCACGGGCATCGGATGGAGTCTCCGTGGTTGCGACCTCTCACGATCTTGGTGATGGTCTCGTTGATGGATCGAGGAAGCCGAGGCAGCGTGACCGGAGGGGGCGCCGCCGCAATCGCTCCGCAGATCGAGCACTGACGCCGCCCGGTCGCTGGACTATTGGAGCCGAGGTCAGCAACCTGCCACCGATGGTCCGTGTAGGTCGGGCAGCGGATGATCTCCACAGGACGTTCGCGCTCAGCCTCGCTTTGCTCGATGGCCATCTCGAGCATGGTGTCGACTGAACTGGCGCGAGGCGCGCCCGGGACCGGTCCTGGCATCTCCATGTCCTTCGACACAGGGCGCTTGATCGCGCCGGTCTCGACGCCGGCCTTGAGCTCAGGGAGCACCGTGTAGAGCTTGTCTAGGTTGACCTGGATCGGCATCGCGTTGTCGCGCTCCCAGTATCCAACGGCCCCTCCTGTCAGCCCAAGCACCTCACCGAGCTCGTCCTGCGTGACCTCGTTCTCCTCGCGCACGCGACGCAAGCCAGCCCCGAACGACTCTGGTGGCGGACGTAGGTCCGCGCCGATCTTGTCGAGACGCTCGTTCTCGCGGCGAGCATGCCCTTGGTACTCCTCGCGCTCAGGGGCGTCCTCCCCTGTCACGATCTCGTCGGCGAACGTGCCCCACTCTGGGATGTGGGGGGCAACCCGGCGGAGCATGGTCACGAGGCGCTTGAACTGTTGACGGCTGGGGATGGCCTCGCCGCGCTCCCACCTCTTGACGACATTCTCGCCGACACCACACCGGTCGGCCACAGTGCGACGGTCTATCTGCATGCGGGCCCGCTCGCGCATGAGGGCGTCGTGGAAGGTGATCGCTGGGGTGTTCATGCTCGCAGCCTTGTCAGGGCCGGGGCGCGTTCCTACCTGCGGTTGAAGTCGACGGAGGTGTGGTTCTCGATGGCGCGAACACCAAGCCGGGCACCCTCGCGGGCGAACCACGAGGCCATCAAACGATCACCAGTGTGGGCTGCTGGTGAGTAGAACAGCATCTCGTCTACCCACAGCGCGACCTCTGGTGCCATCTTGCCGTTGTGGTTGGGGATGCGCCACTTCCCTTGAGACATCTCCGTCGCGAGGGACTCGATCCCGAACTCGGGGTGTGCCTTGTTCCGGCCAGTCGTGAACGGGATGATCGGCACTGCGCTGCCTGCCACAGCGAACTGACGGATGTAATCCTGGGCGGCGTTGTTCTCGACGATGACGATGGACTGGTACCGCTGGTGTGCTTGGTTGATCTTCTGAACGATCTCCGGCCCGGCGAGCTTCGCGGCTTCGATGTTGAGGACGTTCCGGTTGCCGTGAGGGTCGATGGCGATCGTGAACAGGACGGTCCAGTCGTTGGCGTCCCGCTGCTGGACGGCAAGGTCAACGCCGGTGTAGGTACGGTACCCAGGCGGCAGGACGTGCAGGGCCGATGCGAGCGACGTGCCCTCTCCGAGTCGGAGGCCGATCTCGATCCAGTCCCGCTTGAAGCGCGCGGTGCTGTCATCGCGAGCTTCACACATGAGCTGGCGCTGTGCCTCGATGGGGCCGAGCTCCTGCACCTTCTTCGCGATGCGCTCGAGAGACCATCGCTCAGCCCAACGCGGGTGCCCATCTGCATCCACAACCGGGTACCGGTACGCCGCCCAGCCTGATCGCGCGAAGTGGTGGTACAGGTCCTGCGGATGGAAGGCCGTGCCGACGCCGCGCATCCGCCCACCCTCAACGATGCGGCCGAGGACGGTCGACGCGACCCACTCGATCAGTCCCTTGCGTTGGTCCTGGGTCTGGGTGTTCTCGTAGTCAAGCACGTCGTCGAACAGGACGCGGTCGAGGCGAGCGCCGAGGATGTTGCCGTGGACACCGGCGGTCTGAACAGACGGGTCCTTGGAGATGGTTGGTCGCTTGACGCTGAAGGCGTTGGAGCCCCACGGCTCACCAGGCTGGAGGTTGGGGAAGACATCTCGCAGGTCAGACGAGGTCTCGATGTACCGACGGATCGAATCGGCGAGCTTGCCCGCCTGCGTCTTGGTGTTCGACAGGACGAGGTTACGGAGCGACGGGTCGCGGCCGAGCTCGAACAACGTGCGAGCGATCGAGAGCTGCTGGGTCTTGCCCGACTCGATGTGGGCCCAGATGAGGAGCCGGTCGTGCTCGTCCGCCAGCTTGTGCCACGCGTGGTGCGTGGGTGCTTGGATGACAGGCGCACCGGTGAGCTCGTCCTTGAGGACTACCTCGCAGAAGACGTTGATGTCTGTGCGGGCGAGGCGTACCAGGAGCGCGCGGCGAGCACGCGCCTCACGGATGAGCTGGGACCTACTGACCTGCGACCGAACGAGCACCAGCTCGACCCTAGCACGCGACCAGCGCGCTATAGGGGTTCAGCCAACAGCGTAGCGGCCACCTGCCAGAGCTCAAGCGCGTCTTGGTCGATGTCGGTACCGTCAACCAGGACCCCATGCCACTCTAGGATGTCGGCCACAGCCTGACCGAGCTGGAAGCCGCTCTCGATGGAGAGCGCGATCAGCGAGCTGTTCCTGGACTGGTCCTCCGGCCAGGAGTCGCGGTTGTCGAACGACCGTGCCATCGCGGCTTCGATGTTGAGGACCCTCCGGTAGTGGTCGGGGACAACCTCAATGAAGTACAGCATCCGCTCGACAACCCAGCGCACCTGCGCCTGGGTGAACAGAGGCCGGACCAAGAGCGGCATGCCCGCCGTCGCGCGGTGCTCGATGTAGAACGGCTGGCGTGCCCAGACCTTGCGGCCCTGAGCCTCATCCCAGACGAGGTAGTTCCGCTTGGACCAAAGCTGCTCGTCGCGGATGCCGTATCGCGGCTTCGATGTTGAGGACCCTCCGGTAGTGGTCGGGGACATGAGCGCAACGGTTACTCTTGTGGGACAGGTTGCCTTCATGGTTACCCAACCTTCTTGGCGAGCCACTCCGCCGTATCGACGTACTCAACCTTGCAGAACCGCGCACCCTTCTTCACCAGAATCGCCCCACCTCCGAAATTGTCGGGGCGCGGTGAGCTACAGGTGTAGGCATAGGTGAAGCCGACATGGGTCAGCTTGGTTCCCGACTCCAGAAGGAACTTCTTGAGAATCTGGACCACCTGCTCAGTGTCGCCGGTCTCCGTGGCGTAGATGACCACGTCATCATCGCCCTCGAATTCGTACTCGAATCCGACGCAGCGGTCCTCGACATCTTCGCAGTCACTGATCTGATCGAGGGTCCAGAAGCCCACGGGCTTCTCGTCGAAGAACTTGCGGAGCCAGGTGCGCTCCTTCTTGGAACGCAGTGGGATCAGGAATGAGAATTGGAAGTAGTTGTTTGCCACGGTTCAGGATCCTTTGTTCGGGCTGGCCATCACGGAGCCGCCCACGCAACGAGAAGACCCCAAGCGACACCGAGGGCTACGTGCCATAGCAGACGACGCCTGCGTGAGCGCGCGACGTCACGCTGGTCGGCCATCACGCGGAGGGTCGGTGGTCTAGTTCGGACCATGGTCGTCATCGCGGGCTGCCTTGTCGAACCGGTCAGCCCATTCCGACACGCGCCTACGATTCCGGGCGAGCTGTGGCCCAACCTCTCGGTCGATCAGTTCGCAGAGCTGGTCCTCTGCGACCACCCGGCGTTTGCGCTCGTAGCGCTCCCGCTCGAGGGCGTCTTCGAGTCGGCCCTTGAGGTGGACGATCATCAGGAACGCGACCGTGACCGCGCCGAGGCAGGCGGAGCAGACGACCCACATCACCGATGCCCCCAGGTCCGTGCGCGCTGGTCGACCGAGGCATAGCGGTACGCGTCCTGCTTGGCGTACGCCTGCTTCTCGAACGGGATCTTCATGTACGCCGGTCGCCAGTCGAACACCTGGGATCCACGCCCTGTGACCTTGGCCCAGACCCAGCGGGTGAGCTCAGGGGCTGCGTACCAGAAGAACGTCGCACCGTAGACGAGGGCGAACGCAGCCCCGCCGGCGGTCAGCCCGACCACGGCCCCGAGCACCGGACGGTCGGCCGAGAGGGGGACCAGGGCCAGCGGCACACCGGCCACCGCGAACACCATCTCCTGCACGACGTGCCCGAACTCATGGACCCGGAGGTCACTGCGGTCGCGCTCTGCCTCAGACGAGAACCCGACGATCCACGACCAGCCCTGGCCCCCTGGGTTGCCGATCATCGTGCGTCGAGCGATGAACGTGAGCACGCCCGCGCGCCACGCCCACCGGTGAGCTCGGCACCAGAGCACCGCGTACAGGAAGGCTATCAGCGCGTTCGCCGCGAGCAGTGGGTAGCCGAGGACGAGGAGCCAGCGCCAGGTTCGGGACATCGGGCGAGCCTAGCTGGGGTGGGCGATCCCGTCCAGATCCTCGTCGGTCAGCCGCTTCGTCATGGCTTGTTCTTCCTGGCCGCAGCCTTGGTCCCGGCCTCTCCGGAGGCACGAGCCGCAGCCACAACCCTTATCCAGCAGGTGAGGTTGATCCCGTGAAAGCTACGATCGATGGCACCACGCTGGGCGGCCTCCTCCTCTCCGTTGGCCCAGCGCTGCAGTGCGTACTGGATGACCATCACCGTATGTGGATCGTCGTAGCCGCACGCCCGGAGCTCGCGCATGCCAGCGTCCACATCGATGCGGTCGATGTCGTGTCCTGGGATTCTGAGCACCGGACGGTTCATGGCCCGTGCACGACGGGTGTCGGTCATGACTTCCGTCTCCCGATGGTGATCACGTAGCGGGTGTGGGCCACGCGGCTGTGCGCCTTGACCATGCACTTCTTCACATCCACCGGCGTGATCGTAGCCGTCCCTGCGACCGCAGCCTTGAGCCGCTCAGCACGCCGCAACACAGCGGCGAGCTCGGTCTCGAAGTCGAAGTTGATCTGTCGTCGAACCTTACTCATCGACCCTAGCCTTGTTGATGCGTGTGAGCGTTCCGACCCGCGCAAGCAACCGATGCATACGTGAACGGCGAGTCGCCGAACTCCCTCAGCATCTCCTCGATCGTTTGGCTGCTCACGGGGTCTCCTTGGCCAGCGCGATCAGGGCGTTGATGGCTGCGATACCTACCCGCGTCAGGTACCCGCGCCTCATGCCCTCCAGCGCCTCGACCCGCTCGGGCGTGAGGCAGGCGCGGTAGGCGTCCCGCTCTGCCTTGAGCCGCTCGATCTCCCTGTCCCGCTCCTCGATGGCGTCGAGGGCGAGGGGCCAGCGGGTGCGCGCGACGTCGTAGAATGCGACGCACGACTTCACGACGAACGGGGCGGCGCAGTCACCATAGCCTCCGTAGCTGATGTCCGCTTCGACTTCGACAGGAGCCGCGTCACACGTTGCCCTGTCCGCCTGGATCTCGGTGGGGGTCATAGCGACTCCAGTGCGGCGGCGAGGTCGAGCAGGTGCTCGGTGCTCTGCCTCGGCCATCAACCGGACGATGTGGGCAGCCTGGGCGAGCCGCACCTCCTCGCTGACCTTCAGCTTCTCGGTCAGCTTGTCGATCTCCTCGCGGAGCAGCTCGACCCTGGAGTTGTAGCTCATCGTGTCATGCCGATCACGGGGACGCCACACACCGAACACGGTCGCCAAGTGCTCATGCTGCACCGTACTCGCCGCGCCCGGTGCGCTTGAGCAGGCCGTCGCGGGCGAGCCGGCCGAGCACGTTGCTCGCCTGCACGTTGGTCTGCCCGGTCTCATCCGCGAGCAGGTCAGGCGTCACCGTGCCCTTGGACGCCAAGTTGAGCGCAACCGCAGAGGGCCCTGATGCCTTGGCTGCGGTCAGCTTCTTCGTGGACTTCGCCTTCTTGCCCTTGGCACTGCGCTTGCCCTTGGCACTGCGCTTGCCCTTCGGCTCCTCAGCAGCCTCGACGGGTGACCCGCCTGCCGCCTTCAGCATCGCGAGGAGCGACTTGAGCTCCGACTCCAGCTCGTCCAGCTCGTCCTTCACGATGGTGCGCCGGGCCGCGAGTTTCTCGATCGACTTCTCTAGCGCCGCACGATGAGCGGCGACTGCACGTTGTTCTGCCATGCTCTTTGCCTTGTCGGGGGCTGGCTGGATTCCGACCGCCTCAGCCTGCGCTGCGGTCTCGATGGGTGCCAGTGCTGGTGGCGCACCGACGACCTCTGCCCACTCCATCATGATCGACAGCGGGTGGCCCAGCACCCGCATGCACGTCGCGAGGCGCGCCGCTCGCCGAGCCGGGGGGTACCTCTTGACGACCTCGCCGTCCCGCAGGTACGGGTTCTTCCAGGTGCCACCCCCGTACGGACTGCCTCGGTTCTCCTCGGGCTCAGCCCCGTACTTCACAGGTCGAAGGCTCCTTCAGCGGTCCGCAAACGTCAACGTCATCAGCCCCTGATGGCCCACCGAGCTTGAAGATCATCGAGTGCGAGCTCGTCTCGAAGGAGCTGAGCGACGAGCTCAGTCTGGCAGGACAGGCACGTCACCCGCTCTGGGACGTAGCAGATCACTGTGAGGCCGGTGATGTTCAAGCCACACGCCGTCGGGTGCGTGTCCTCATTGACGGCGCACCAGTCGGCGGGTGTGCCAATACGCCAATGGCTGAGCACACGCAGACCTCGCTGGAAGCATCGGAAGAAGCGCGGCATGGGATCACCACATCGGTCGGTCAGGCAGGCGCGGGCCCTGGTTCGTAGTCGGCGGGCCATCGTACCCGCGCCGCGAGTAGAGCCGTCGTTGAGCGTCACGAGCGAGATCGGTTGCGTTCGTCAGCGGCGACTTCTTGGTCTGGTCTTTGGGCGCCATACCCAATGCCTTGTCGAAACGAGGGGCGCGTTCCTACTCGCCGGTGGCCTTCTTGTCGAGGCCTCCTTCAAGGAGCACCAGGCCACGAGCTTGGGCGCGCCGTAGGACCTCGTCCTGGTAGCCAGCCATCTTGACCAAGTCTGCGATCGGCATCGTGTCGAGCTCTGAGATGACCCCGATGATCTCACCTGGCTCGCCCAGGTACAGCCGCTCCATCTGCATCGCAGTCTGCCCCGCAGAGGAGAGTTCGCGGAGGGTTGAGGAGTATCGACGCATGATGCCCGAGAGGGACGCCATCTGCTTGTCCGTCAAAGACTCAGTGTTCAGCGATACTTCGATCAGCTTCCCGCCCAGTTTGGTCATCGCGTGGCCAAGACCCTCGGCCGATTTCATCGCTGCGGCGAGAGCGTTCATAGTGGCGACGCGAGTGGCTTGGATCAGTTTCCCTTCCTGCTCACGGGACTGAAGCGCGTGTTGGCGTGCGCGTTCGCGATCTCGTTCTGCTTCCAGTTCTGCTTTGTCCTGATCGAGGTCGAGTTGGTCGGCCTCGAGCTGGAGTCGGGAACGGGCGAGCTCTGCCAAGTCCTTGATGATAAGGCGGATTGGCTTGATGCCCCACGGTCGGTCGGGGTAGCCAATGTCCCAGGCGCGACGCGCGGTACGACGTTGGACGTTGGCATGACGCGCCGCAGATGAGTGGTTCCCGGGGTCGTCTGTGTAGGCTTCCAGGAGCTTGTCCCAGAGGGGTTGGTCAACGCGTCCTGAAGAGGTACCCATGGCTGTGTGGAACTGTGTCACGGGTGGGCAGCTCTGAGCAACCAGAAGCCTCTTCAGCGCACGATTGAGCGTGAGCGGTCTCGGCGGCGTGACCAGGGTCTACTTCACACCTAAGATCTTGTGCACCTGGTAGCTCAGGCGCCAGCCGGGGTGGGTACCGATGAAGTCGATGCAGGTCTGGACGTTCGATTCAAACTGACCAGCGCCGCTCGGGACCTCTCCTGGCTTGCCGGTGCGGATGGTGTGGAGGTAGGTCTGTTCGACTGCGGACGCCTCAGTGATGTCCTGGGGTTGGACGAACTTGTGCGACCAGATGCCTAGGACTGAGAGATACTCGAGATCGGCGTTTGACCACTGGTGTTCGATAGGGCCGCCTGGGATGCCGCCTGGGAGGATAACCTTGAGTTCGGCGGCCGTCCATACCAGAAGCTCGGACCCGCGCTTGGGGGAGACGCAAACGTGATCGCAAAGGGCGAGTGCAGGGTTGTCGATAGTGCCGTTCGTTTCGATCGCGACGAACCAACCATTTCGCTTGAGTTCGACGATCAGGGCTTCGTCAATCTGGAGCGTTGGTTCGCCACCGCTGATGACGACCATCCGACCTGGCTCAGGTAGCGAATGAGTTGCCCAGGCAGCGTCGAGCTGTGTGAGTACGGTTTCGAGATCCATCTTGGATCCCTTCGCGAAGTTCGTATCGCACCACATGGCGCATGCGCCGGATCCCTTGTGCCTGTCGGCCGGGATCCCGTTCCATTGGTTACACCCGGCGAGTCGCATGAAGACGGCTGGTCGGCCAGACCACAAGCCCTCACCTTGGAGCGTGTGGAAGATCTCGGTTACGACGTAGTTCTTGCTCATGGTTTCGATCTCCAAGTTTTGCCGCGAATCGCTGAGGTCATCGTAGGGGAGGACACCCCGAGTCGGCGCGCGATTGACCGGACGGACTCGCCTGCAGCATGGGCACGCCGGGCGGCGAGCACCAGCTCGAGGGTGAGCTTGGCGTTCCCGTGGGCCTCCCCGCGGCGCGGGTTGTTCACCCGTCGCCCGCGCTCGTCCATGTCGCGGACGTTGTCCTGCTGGGTCCCTAGGAGCAGGTGCTTGGGGTTCACGCAGAGCCGCACATCGCACGTATGCCGCACGATAAGGCCCCGGCGGTCAACGCCGGGGTTGGCCAGTCCCCACGCGTATACGTGAGCTCCTACAGCCTGCGCCCCTGCGTTGAAGATCCCGTAGCCTGTGCCCTCTGCCTCGGCCCCAGTCCACAGCCAACAGCCCGTAGGGTCGCGGCGGACGTGTCGCCAGAAGAGGGCCGCGCGCGCCGTCACCGCACGTAGGCGAAGCAGTTTGGCGTCTCCCAGAGCTTGACCGAGACGACCTGGATCTCGTGTCTGGCCATGAGCTCGCGGGCGACGCCGAGGAACTCGAGCGCCATGTTCTCGGCGGTCGGGGTGGTCTCCATCTCGTAGCCCTTCTGGGCATACTCGTTGAGGAAAGTCTGGATCGGGTCGCCCTTCTGGTAGAGGAACCCGTGGTCCCAGTTCCTGTCGAGCCAGCCGCCGAGCTCCGTCTTGATGACACTGAAGTCGATCACGCGGCCGATGGTATCGAGGCTCAGGGCCGTGACTTCGATCTCGAAGACGTACCGATGTCCATGAGCGTTGCGACACTTTGACTCGTGGTTCATCAGCCGGTGGCCAGCGTCGATCTCCAGCCGGCGCGTGATGGTGATGGTCACGAGGAGGCCCCTTTGATCTTGCGCGCGCGCTTGGTAGGAGGAGGTGTGGACGCGACCGTTGCCGCTGCCTCCTGGTCCGCACTCGGGATCGTTGCCTGGAGGCGTGAGAGCCAGTGTCGCAGGACGGTCTCGGGATTGGTCGAACCGACTGCGGCCGCACTCCGGTTGAACTCCGCCATGAGCTCGTCATGCAGGCGCGCGGCGACCGTGCCTTTGGTCGTGCCGAGCTGGAACTTCCTGTCGCCGGCGTTCGCCACAGCGGTGCCGCCTCCGTTCGTGGGAGTCGTCGCGAGCCCACCTTCGATCGCTGCCCAGTCGAAGGGCGTCGTGGATTGCACGAGGGCGTCGAGCTCGGTGGTCGACATAGGCAGCTCGAGGGCGAGCGCCTCCAGCGTCGTCCCTTCGCTCAGGTCCTTGATCAGGCTGGCGAGCAGGACGGGCTCGGGTGCTCCCCGCAGCTCGTTGGCGATGATGGTCAGCTTCTTCGCCTTCTCGTCGCTGATGGTGCCGAGGTTGACCACCGGCACCTCGACCAGCCCCACCTTCTGGGATGCGCGCCAGCGATGCTCCCCATCGATGATCTCGTTCTCGCCGTCAGGGGTGACGCGGATCTTGATCGGCTCGACGAAGCCGTTGTTCTGGATGCTGAGGATCTCCTTGGCGAAGGTCTCCTCGTCCATCCGGTTCGGGTTCCAAGGGTTCGGCCGCATCGCGTCGAGCCTCATCAGCTCGACCTTCAGTCCGTCACCCCACGACACGCTCTGGCTCTGACTCATATGATCACCTTCGGGTGCAAGATAGCATGGTCCCAATCGACGCCGCGACGCCGCCACATCTCGTCGAGCTGGCGCTCTGAGGTGACCCACGCCTCGGCGCTGCGAACGAGCACGTCGACGCGGGACCGCATCGTCGACACGATCCCTGTGGTCGAGGCGAGGTACGACTTGCGCTGCCCTGGCATCTGAGACTTGGCGCGCGAGTGCGTGACACCACCGGTGCGCACGACCTGGATGTCGCAGCCGTACATGGTCGGCGAGATCCACGACGTGGAGTCGACCGAGAAGAACGGCCACCGCTTCAGGTCCTCGTGACCTGTGATCTTGAATGCGTGGACGCGAACGCCGCGATCGTAGGCCGCCTTCAGGTACTTCTCGTACCGATGCGGCTCGCGCACTGAGGTGTTGTGCCCTTCGATGGCCACGTAGTTGGAGCGACCAGGACGACGGGCCTCTTCGAGCAACGCGATCCAATCGTCCCAGCCGTGCTCGTCCGAGTGCCAGACCTGGACGAGCCCGTGCCCCAGCCCTGCGGCGAGGAACTTCAGCCGCTGCTGTGCGACCCAAGTGCTCCCAGAGAGCACACCGATGTCGAGCTCGACCCAGTAGTCGATCAGCTTCGCGTGCGAGGTCGCCTTGACCCACACGAGGTAGGCGTCTAGGAACTCGTCGGTGTCGGTGTCGAGGGCCGTCGCCGCTCCCTCACCTGTCCGCATCCCCATCCCTGCTGTGCGGAAGGTATGCGCCCCAGAGTCTGCGAGACGGAGCTTGGCCTGCCGAAGTGCGCGCTCCCACGGAGCGCGCCTCTGCCCAAGGCCGGTCTTCCACGAGCAGTAGTAGAACGACGTCAGCAGGCACGGCACCTGGGCGCGTGTGACGGCAAGTGAATGATCAAGGGACGACTCGATAGCCGAGAGGTAGATCTTCACGCTTCGTGCGCTTCCATGCCGTGCGGCGTGACGAGCAGGTCGAGGTCAGCCTGGACGATGTTCTCTAGGTGTGCGCGGCTGAGTTCGATGTCCGCACGGACCTTGATCGCATAGTCCGCGTCACCGTCCACCACCACCATGGCATCGATGTCGTCGTGATCACCGGCTGGGTGGAAGCGCATGATGCTGTGGGACCCTTGCGGGCGGACCTCGACGACGCGCCAGCCACGAGAGCTGAGCCAGTCCTTGACCTGACGGTAGGCGCGCAGGGGACGTGACTTCCCGAAGAAGGTTGCGAGGACGTGCTGGTACACGTACTCGGATCGCGCTCGATGGTCACCCTCGTCAACGCGCTCGACTGGGACGCGGAGCGAGTCGACGATACAATCGAGCTCGCGATCGACGCGCTCACGGTAGTCGTTCTCCGCAGTCGGGGCGCGGTGCCCATCCTCGCTGTAGACGAGCCCATCGGTGGGGATGTAGTAGAGCTGGTCGAACTGCTCGACCCACACCTTCGCCATCATGAGCAGGGCCTCCCTGCCTGGCCACTTCGGGAAGCGCGTGTGGTAGTAGGTAGCTAGATCGAGCGGGGTGCGGTCGCAGATGACGAAGTCGACGTTCGGCCTCAGGACCGCGTGCGCCTCGGCCACCATCTTCGACATCACCATGTGGTAGTGCGCCGCCGGGTAGACGTCGAGGTACTCAGGTGGGAACGGGCGCTTGCTCCCCGCCTCTGCGGCGAGCTCGGCGCGCACACCGTGAGTGCGAAGCCGCCCAGTGAGGAGCAATGCCAGCGTGCTCTTACCTACGCTCTCCGCACCGATGAGCCCGATCATCGTGACGTGCCCAGCAGGACCGTTCATGCCTTGTCCCCGGCGTAGTCTTCAGGAACCGACCGCACACCGCTATCAACCGACCACGTCACGAGATCGTACGGGAGGCCTACCGAAACCTGGTCGTCCTTGCGGAGCATCCTGATCCAGCGAGCTTCCATGTTCGCGCGCACCATCAGTCGCGCTGAGCGGATCCAGTAGAGGTTGAGCAGGCGCTCGACACGATGTGGAAAGGTGCCGATGGTGATCGCCACCTGACCCCCAACACACGCGCTGAGGAGCGCCTCCTCGAACTGGTCGAACGCCTCGAAGTTCTCGGTGAGGAAGATGTGCGTCACCTCCGCCCAGTCGATGCGTCCGAGAATGTCGCGCAGGTCATCCGGGCCGGGCCAGGCGTCGAGGAAGGCTGTGGGACGTCCGAGGCACTGTGGGCCCTCGACTTCGAGCCCGTACCAGAGCGCGCGCTTGGTAACGCCGATATGATCACCGGCTGGGTGTGGCGGCGTGGTCATCTAACTCCTCCATGCACGCGACCATGTTCCTGATCGCATGCGTCCAACGATGTGTGTCGAGCTGGTAAGGCTCGCGTGCCTCCAACCCTGCGCGTACCTGTGCAACAGCGTGCTCGACGTCGCGGTAGCAAGACCCGAAGATCTCTCGGTACGAGAGACGGTCGGGAACAACAGGGTGTGCTCCGAGCGACGCGGCCTCCAACATCGCAATGCCCCACGTCTCCTGGAGTGCAGACGAGAAGGCCACACGTGATCCGCCGATCATGTGGTAGTAGTCCGACTTGGTCGTGCAGACCTCCTTGGTCTTGATCCACTCGACCGCCTGATCATCTGGGTAGGCTTCGCCGTAGGCGCTTCGCACCATGTCAAAGAACACTGGGTCCTTCTCAGGGGCGAGGCGATGCGGGAACACCACCCGCCGCGAACGCGCCCCCCACAGCTCATACCGACGCGACCAGTCCTCGGCGTAGAGCGGGAAGCCTGTGACGCGAATGCTGCCGGTGTCGGTGGCGCGAGCGCCCTCCAGCATTGAGGCATGAGCGTGCGTGGCGACGAACGACAGGTCAGCCGCGGCGAGCATGGAGGTCTCTGCGTAGCGCGCCCAGTCCTTCATCGTCGGGTGCTGACCCAGGAGATCCCACGGGTCGTATGACCCGGCGTGCCAGCACGCCGCGATCTTGAACTTGACTGCGCCGAGGTCACGCATGTACGCGAGCTGGAGGACCGCAGGGTTCCAGGCATCAAGGAGCAGGACCCAGTCCCCATCACGGACAGCGCCGCGTTGTAGATCGTGCGCGAACGCAGCGAGCTGGGTGGCCTTGAACACGTTGGTGTCGACCACGTCGAGAAACTGGCCTTGCTTGATCGCGAGCTGAGTCGGTGCACCCATGACGGTGTGGACCTCACAGCCGAGCTCCTCAAGCTTCGGTGGGAACCAGTGCAGCCATTGGGCGCTGTACCGTTCCTCAAGCGGCTCGATCGGTAGCAGATGGATCTTCATCCGTCGTAGTTGCCCCAGTCACGCGGACTGTTGAAGACGTACCCATCGCAGTCCTTACAGAGATCGAGTGACTGCGAGCCCTCGACATCATGGCAACACAGGGCGAACGAGCCGTCCCAGAGCACAACCTGCCACGAGTCCTTCAGGTAGGAGCAACGCTGGGCACCGCCGTGCTGAGGCAGGTCGAGGTACCCACTGAACGAAACCATCTCCTTCTTCGGGGCGTCCGACTTCACCAGCAGTCGGTGCTCGGTGAACTCCAGCCCCTCGGGGATAGCGAAGCTCTTGAGGCGCACGCCGAACGGATCGGTGTGCAGGCGCAGCCACGACAGCCCTGCATCGCGAAGACGCTCGAGGCGTGCCTGCACCAGACCCTTGCCGTTGGTTGAGAAGCCGACGGTGACACCGAGCTCGACCGCCACCTCGATCAGCCGCTCCAGCTTCTTGTGGAGGAGGGGCTCGCCGAAGTGATGTAGAGAGACGACCTTGTTCTCCATGCAGGCGATGGCTGCACGAAGCGTCGCCTCCTCGATGAAGCCTCGCTTGCGTGCGTGCGTGGGCTGCGGGCAGTAGGTGCAGGTCGCGTTGCACCAGTTCGTGGTCTCGATCTGGTAGACCTTTCGCGAGTCTGGGGCCGCGTCGAAGACGCTCACGAGAACACCACCTTCGCGCCAGCTTCTCCGTCCTCCCAGATCTCGATCCAAGCGGGCGCACGGTGGCCTGCCTCAGTCAGCTTGGTGAACATGTCCTTCGCGATCATCTCGCACGACTGGGCACCGAAGTCGGTGTTGGGCGCGTAGACCTTCCGCATCCAAGCCTGTGCCGTATGGAACTCCACATCCCGGTCATCGTGGCCCACCTTCCACGCAGCAATCATCAGGAACAGGTGCCGGTGCGTGTTGGACAGATAGGCGACCTCACCAGGCGCGTTCGGCCAACAGTGGAAGCCTGGGATCCGATGCGTGACTAGGACGGTTGATTCAGTCAAGGGAGACTCCGCGTTTCGAGACAAGGAACCGCAGGGTCGCGGCGAGGAGCCACGCCCTGTCTTCGGTAACGAGCGGTGGTGGAAGACCGCGAGCCATCGCGTCGAGGATCATGTTGGCGAGCAACAAGGCATCCTCGCGCTCGGTCTTCGTAGGCATGAAGGGGCGCAAGATCTAGGCAGAACATCACGACACCTCGCCCCGGTCAACATGGATGCGCAGGTCGGCAGCGCACGAGGCCACATGCTCATCGTGGGTGATCAGGACAACGCACCTGTCCTTGGCAAGGTCAGCGACAAGGTCGCTCACGGCGTCTCTGCCATCCGCGTCGAGGGAGTCGAAGACCTCGTCGAAGAAGATCGGCGACACCCACTGCGCTCCGGTGTTGGTTCCGCTCGCGAGCTCAGCCAGCGCCAGGAGCAGCGCAACGTCCACCCGTCGGCGCTCACCTGCACTAGCCCCGAGGTATCCGCTGTCTCCGCCAGCGCCAACCAGAGTGAGGGAGATCGCATCGATGGTGCCACCTGACTTCTTCTCGGTGTAGGAACGGAGGTTGATAGTGATCGTCGATGCGAGCTTGCGTAGCCACGCGTTGGTCCGCGCCTCGATGCTGGCCAAGGTCTGCCCTAGGACATGGGCGCGAGCACCGCGAACGCCCAGGATGCCTTCGCACGCCTCTAGCTCAACAACGTCCAAGGTGACCGTCGCGCGCTTCTGCTCGAGTAGGTGCAGCTTCCCGTCGAGAGTCTCGCGCTCGACTCGCTGAGCTTTCAACGGCGCCTCGATGCGGGCGTAGGCAGCGCGTGCCGCTGTACCATTGTTGAGCCCGGTGCGAATGCTGTCTGCGATCGAAGACAAGCCGTCACGCTCCTCGATGAGCTCCTCCGTCGAGGACTGGATCTCGTCGAGACGTGTCGCGTTGGACACGCGGGTATCCTCGGCTGTCTGTTGAGCTGAGACGACCTCGTCGTGCAAGGTCTGCCGCAGCTTCTTGCCAATAGCTTGACCACAGGTGTGGCACGCATCATCGGCGAGGCGCAGCAGCCGGGCCTCGGCGGCGGCGACCTTCTGGCGTGCGGCACCATCTTCAGCGAGAAGGAGATCTCGCTCGCGGCGCAGGTCAGCTAGCTCATCGTCCACTTCGCTGCGATGACCTTCAACCTTCGCGAGCTCAACGCGACGAAGACCGGCATCTGGTGGTGGTGGTGTCTCCGCAAGCAACGTCTCCAACGTGACGATGTTCTCCTCTAGGGAGGCCGCCCGTGCGCCACACATCTCTAGGTCCCGCTCAGTGGCACCCTTGGAGCCTCGTGCCACGCGCAGATCGGCGCGGCAGGCATCGAGGGCGCGGTCGAACCAGCCAAGGCCGAGTAGCTGTTCGAGCAAGCCCTTACGTTCGGAGTCAGACGCAAGCGTGAAGTGAGCCGCGTCAGAGGCGCTGAACACACACGTCCGACGCCACACCTCGTGCGACCCAACAACAGAGTCCAACGACTCCTGCGACTTGGTGTTGGTGTCGAAGGTGACTCCGCCGTCGTTGGTGTGCGACCACTCGAGCTTCTTGGTCTTGCCATTCCAGATTCGCGTGACCACCAGGCCGGCATCACGCAGCTCAACGTGTCCGCTCTCCTCGAAACGCCAGGGCGACCAGCGCGCACCGCGCAAAGTCTTCCCCCACAAGGCCGTCGAGATTCCCTCAATGAACGCGCTCTTGCCAGAACCGTTGGGTCCTGTGACCAGGACAACGCCGCGAGCAGGAAGCTCGACCTGACTCGCGTTGTGCGACATGAACCCAACAAGATCGAGGATCACAGCGCAGCCTTCCTGTACGCAACCAGCCTAGCTGCCACACCTTCGCGTGTGCCGGGTGGTGCTACCTCGACCAGCCCCACATAGTCTGCGACCGGCCCCTCACCTTGCGACGCTGCAACCGCTGCCTGTGCCGCGTCCCGAACGAGAGTGTCATCTTCGATGACCTCGACGAACGCGACACACTCGCGCTCGAGGTAATTGTCACGCATCGCGGTCGCCTCTACGAGCTGATCAGGTTGGCACCTGATCCGAACGTAGAGCCTCGACCTCGAGTCGGTTGTGAGGGTGGCGAGTCGGTCACCGGCGTGTCCCGCCGGTGGCGAGGTTGGGCGCTGCGTAGTCGGCGTTGGAGGAACAGATGACCACCGCGCCGGATTAAGTGACGTACCTAGCGTGAGCGTGTGGAAGCGCGGACCTTCAATCGTGTGTGTAGTGATTGCATTTGGATCGTTGCTGTCCCACATGATCATCCGCCCAACGAGATGCTGGTCAGGTTCCTGAAAGCCTGCGGGAACGAGCGTGCCTGGGATAACCGCTGAGGTGAGCACTGGTGTCCGCGCAGGCTCACGAGACTCTATGGGGCGATCGGAGTCGAACCGCTTGAAGGCGTGCCAATTACCGGCGAAGGTCATGTGGACGTCTGCCGCGTCCATCCAGAACCGAAGCTGACCGATACCGACGGCATCGCGGGCAGCCTTCATGAAGGCTGGCGTGTCCTCGTCCCAGATACCGATGTGGGTCGCAAGGAGGCGGATCCTGGTTGTAGCCTTCCCATGGACGACCATCGAGTTGGGTAGCCACTCTGATGCCAGCCCTGGGAGGTAGGGTGCGCATAGCAGTTCAACATCGCCAACACAGATGAGCGATGGGTGTGCGATCACCTCGATGCCGTCGATGAGCGCGAGGGACGCGCAGGCATGATCGCCTTCGCCGTCTGACTGAGCGTCGTGGTTGCCTAGGATGACGATGACACGCATCCCCGGGCGGTACAGCTTACCTTCGAGAAGTGCCGCGGCGGTGCCAGCTACGAGCTGCGGTGTTGGACGCGTGTGATCGAACAGGTCGCCGAGCACGACGAACATTTTGCATTCGTGCACCGCAGCGCGGGCGCTGGCTTGTTTCAGCGAAGCCAGCGCCGCGGCTCCACGCTCGTTGATGCCGTTGATCATTGCCCCGCCCCACCTGCGGTGGTTGGCCACATGAACGTCGGCTACAAATGCCACCTTCGTCATAGAATGCAGGGTAGCGGGGTGTAATTCGCGTTGTACGCGGTTTGCGTGTTTGGGGTCAGATGGCCGAGATCAGGTGCGAGAGAGGCGCTTCCGACCCTTCTCGCTGATCTGATACAGCCCGCGACCGACGTTGTCCACCCAGCCGCACGACACAGGGCGGCGCAGCGCGTTCCTGGTCTGGAGCTTGGGGTCATCGCCACCAAACAAGCGAGCAAGCCACGCGATCGTTCGCTGCTCGCGCTTGCCTGAATGGGAGCGCCCATCCAGAGCCTTGACCAGCGCCTTCTCGTCATCGCTGAGAAGATCGTAGCTGAGGTCGCGGGTGGCCGCGCTCTGACCGGTGGTCGGCTTGGGCCGCTTGTCTTTGGGAACCTTCCGCAGATCCTTCTTCGTTGCCATTGAAACTCCTTGTAGATCGGTTTGATCATGCCTGTGATCGTCTGTCAAGGGCGATCAAGATCAACGCCGCTTCGATCACCGATGCAAGCACGCGCTTGAAGTCCGCGTCATCATCCAGACAGCACGCCTGAACCTTGATGAGCGCTGTGGCCATGACCGACTCGACCTTCGTCTGATCTGGTGGGTTCGGCATCTAGTCCTCATCCCCGGTCACGCCGGTCAGTTCTTCATCGATGTCGATGTCGGGGGTGCCTTCGTCCCCTTCGGCACGATCGTGGTTGCCAGCGAAGCCGGGTTGCCAACCCAGCGCCGCGCAGGCCACCCCATACGCCTTCTTCGTGGCGGCGGTGTTGTTCGGGATCACCTTGCGGTCCTTCGCGAAGTTCACTGTGCTCCACGTGTTCGACCAGCCGGTATCGTAGTAGAGCCGCACCTGCGCCTTGGCCCAAGGCTTCCCACCAATCTTGGTCTTCGCAGCCATCATGGTGACCTGCTTGCCGACGTGGTCCGTTCCGACCTTGACAGACTTCCCGCTGAACAGTTCGAGACGAACCGACGCGTGAAACTTGAGGGCTGCGCCGCCTGGCGTCGTCTTGCCACCGCCCCACTTCCCGATGTCGGCCCGCGTCTGGTTGACGATCATGAGGAACGCACGCTTGTCGATTGCGAGCGCGGTGAGCACGCGCATCGCAGTGCTCATCATCTTCGCGCGATCTCCAACAGATGCCTTGAAGTCCAGCCCTTCCTCGACCTCGCGCTTCGTTGGGGTTGCCGCAAACGAGTCCCACCCAACGAAGTTCGGGGGGTCGCCCTTCTTCGTCCGAGGCAGGGACTCGAGGGCAGCCTCCAGCATCTGGAGCGACTCCTCCAGCGTGTCAGGCTGGGCAAGGATCACACGGTCGAGGTCGCACCCGAACACCGCCGCGCGAGAGGCGTCGAGCGCGTGCTCGGTCTCGACGAGCACAGCGACGCCGCCTTCCTTCTGCACCCCTGCGATTGCTTGGAACAGCACGCTCGACTTGCCTGCGCCTTCGTCGGCGTAGAGCTCGACGATACGCCCCAATGGCCAGCCTCCGATGCCAAGGACGTGATGGTCGAGCACATCGATGCCTGTTGGGATCACCTCCTCGATGTCCGAGTCTGCTCCTTCTGCGAGGAGATGGGCTGTGCCTTTGCCAGCACGCTTGATGATGCCATCGAGGACGGCCTTGATCTTATCGTTTGCCATGGGCGATCAAGTGGGAGTCGAACCCGGTGGACGCGCCACCTACCACAGCCGTGGGTGCATTATTCACCACAGCCTCTTGATCGCAGAAAGGTGGGACTGCTCCTGTGTGAATGGAGCACGCAGGAGTTGGAGCAGCCCCAAAGAACCCTAGTCGAGATCGACCTCATCGTCGAACAGGTCGTCCTCGGCGGTGCGCTGACCGTCGTCAACGTCCACGTCGATCACGTCCTTCTTCCCCCTCTTCGGGGTAGCGGGGGCACCCACCTCCTCCTTGTCGCCCCACACGTCCTTGGGGTCCTCACCGTCGAACAGTCTGTTCTGCTGATCGACGGTCGGGATCCGCAAGAGCTGCCGCAGGTCACGCTGGATCTCGATCCAGTCCATGTTCACGAGCTTCGACTGCTCACGCCCAGGCGTCAGGGTGTAGGCGGTGTCGTCCTTGCCGGTGCCGACGCGCAGGACGCCGATGTTGAACCCGCCGATCGGGTCGAGGAAGTTGCCACCGTTCTCGTCGTCGGTTCGGATCGCCTTCAGCGCATCGTAGACGCGCTTGCCGAACGCCCAGATGGAGACGGAGTTCTCCGGGTTCTTCGGATCGATGACCACGTTGGCCATCACCCGCTTGGACGGGCGCAGGTTCTTCGCGGCCTTGGCGTCGCGCGAGTTGCCGCTGGTCTCGAGCTTGTCAGCCTTCTCGCAGGCGAGGCACTTCTTGCTCTCGTGCATCTTGGGGCAAGCGAAGATGATCGCCTTCTCGACGCCAGGCATGTTGATGAAGTGCTGGTGCTGGATGACGAAGGGGCTCGGCCAGCCGATCTTCGGGGGGAGGAAGCGGACGGTCGTGCGACCCACCGGCACCTTCCAGAAGTCGCCTCCCGACGACATCTCCTTCGATTCCTTGTTCATCTGGTCTTCCGACCAGTCTCCGTAGGCGACCACTGCGGCCTGGGTGGTCTTCGCGAGCTGCTTCTCTTTGGGTGGCATGTCCTGTGTTCCTGTGTGAGTTGAGTTGCTTGTCCGACGCCTTGTCAACGCGGGATGAAATTCCTACCACGACCCTCTGACTTTTTTCTAGACCAGACCCTTCTTCTCAGCGAGCCAGGTGCTGATCACCAGCGTGCCTTCATCGCCCTCCTCCCTGACCTCGCTGCTGGTGTGAAGCTGGGACAGCGGGATCCACTCCTCCTGCTTCGCGTCGACGGTCCCGAATGGGTCGGTCGACAGGCCCTCGCCTGTCACGAGGAGCGCGGCTGCGGTCTGCTTGATGGCGCGGATGTTCGGGATCGAGTGGCCGTTGTCAGGCTTCCGGCGACCGCTGTACTTGCCACGGGACACGGTAGGCTCGCGGTATCCGAATCCGTCCTCGTCGACACCGTCCCAATCCTCCCAACCCATCACTCAGACCCCGCAGGTTCCCTGAAACCCGATGTCCCTGCCATCTCGGCACGCGCCAAATGCACAAGGGACTGGAGGTTCTCACGCTTCGCGCGCAGGGCGTCGCAGATGGCGCGCATCGCTTCTCGCTCATACTCCGCCTCGATCAGCGCGGCCCGGGCGTCGTGAACGATCCTGAGCGCGGTGACCTTGGCGTCGATCTTGGCCTCGGTTGTCTTCTCGCCCAGCGCCTCCATGTCCTCACGAACAAGAAGACCGTGCGCGGCCTTGATCTCCTCCGATGCCATCTTCGCCGAGATCCAAGCCCTGTGGGCCTTGGCGAACTCGAAGCCGTAGTGGGCGATGTCCGCCGGGAGCCGCTCGAGCTCCGTGCGCAGGTCGCCACCGTTGATGTGGATCGCAGCCCGCACATGAGCCTGTGGGTCTTCGATTGGTTCTGACTGGAACACCTCGTCTAGTTTCGACTTCATCCTGTCCCCTTCGTTGGTTCTGGTCGCCGGCCGATGATGGCGTGTAGCTCTGACATCTCGGCGACGCCTACATAGACTCGATCTCGCCGTCGCCATCGCGGGATCTCGGTATCAATATCGCCTGTTGGGAACCGCTCGCGCACCCAAGCCATCAGCTTGGGGACGTCGCTGATCCTGATCGAGTCACGACCCTCGCGGAGTGGGCAGAGCCCGCAGGCGAGATCTCCGGTGTCGCCAATGTAGCGAGCCTCGTTGTCACACTCATTCCGCATGCACTTGATCATCGTTTGCTCCACTTCACGAGCTTGGTCTTAAGCGTCGACGGGCCCCAGCTACCACCGTCGGTGGGCTGAACGTCACATTCGGTGATCGATATCTCATCGTCTAGGTCGGTCGGCTCCTCAACCGAAGTCACGAGGTAGTGCAGACCATCGATCAGCACCCTACCTCCGGCCTTCGGGGTCGGACCCCGGGTCTGGACACATACCCGCATCGCGCTGTCCTTCCTCGGACTGGATGAACTTTCCGACGGCGTCGAGTTCGTTCCGCCACATCGCCGATGGTTGCGGCATCGGGTCGCGGGTGCGGTACTTCGCTGAGGCCTTGTCCTTGTAGGAGGTCATCGGCGGTCCACTTGCCTCGAACCAGATGAGCTGGGCAACACGGATGCCTGCGTAGACACGCAGCGGCTTGACGACCGTGATCTCCATCGTCCAGTGGTTGCAGAACCCGACGTCCCCCTTGCCGGCGGTGACGTGAACAGACATGCCCAACCTGCCAAGGCTCGACTTTCCCTCCAAGAATGGCACGTGCTCGTGGCTCTCGGTGTACTCGAAGGTCGACGCGAGGTAGAGCTCGCCAGGTTGGAGCACCATCCCCACGCGCGGGATGTGATGAAGTTCGATGCCGCGCGCGACATTCACATCAAGCGGCTCAGTGTGCCTCCCACTGAAGTGCTCCTGGTAGGTCTTGATCCACGGACCGAGGTGAACGTCGTAGCTGTTGGTCCCTAGTGAAGACGGGTCGAACGGGTCGATAACGATCGCGCCGCGAGCTACAGCGGCGAGGATGTCGCGGTCAATTAGCAGCATCAGCAGTCTCCTTCAGGTGCTCCGCTACCCAGCGGATCTCTGCGTCTCGAAGGGTCTCCCCTTTGTTCATCGATCGCAACGAGCCCCACCGTTCGCCTGCATCGACATCCACTACCAGGGGCACCCCCCAGCAGTCAAAGCCTTCCATGATCCGGACGCAGGCGTCGATGACCACGTCAGCATCTGCTCGTGCTACATCGAGCATGATGGAGTCGTGAACCGTGTTGATGATCTCAGCATCGACGCCTGACGCGTCGATCCAATCGTGGATCTTAGGAATCGCGGCGATGGTGTACCAAGCTGCGCGCCCTTGGATCGGTGTGTTGATGCTGGAGTTCTCCGCGTTCATCTTCTTCCACTTGTCGTGACCGCCAGCCTCGTACAACGGGCGCGTGTGGGAGGCACCGTTGAACCACGGGACCTCGACGAAGCCATACCTGCGCACCTGGTAGAGCAACTGTTGGATGAGCTTCGCCAGCAGCTTGAAGTGGCCGAGGATGGCACGGCGAACAGCAGCCGCTTCATCGATCGTGCAGCCTAGCTGCTGAGCGAGCCCCGCATCGGTCTTGCCATAGAGCAGCCCGAAGTTCACAGACTTCGCGTAGGTACGGTGGTACTTGGTGACGTCCGCTGCGTGGATCCCCCACGCGACCTTGGCGATGAGCTCGGCGGTGCGATGGTGGTAGTCGACGCCATCTACGAAGATCTGAATCATCCCAAGATCGCCTGACATACCTGCGGCAACGCGAAGCTCGATCTGCGACTGGTCCAACGAGATCATCACGCGCCCTGGCGCGACGATGAAGCCGTCACGGGCCATCCTGCCTTCAACTGTCTCTGGGCGCGGGATGTTCTGACCGTTCGGGTTCTCGCTGCTGACGCGTCCAGTCTCGGTACCGTCGAGGCGGAACGTCGGGTGGATGCGTCCGTCGGAGAGGATGTGTGGGATCATCCCTCGCGCATAGGTCCCGTCCATCTTCTCAAGGCGTCGGTACTCTTGCATCTGATCAACGAAGGGGTGCATGCCTGCGAGGCGTTGGAGGGTGTCCTTGTTCGTCGACGGGTCGCCAGACTTCTCGGAGATGCCCTGCTTGGGTAGTCCGAGCTTGTTGAACAGGATGTTCGCGACCTGCTTGGGCGCGTTCGGGTTGAAGTCAGGACCGTAGGC